CTTGATATTACGGGCTTTTTCGGGTATTAGTCCACAAATAACAGCCTCATTCCCAACAACATAGTCCAGCTTGATACCAGGTTCATAACTGCGAATATCTCCACAGGTCAAATTTGCTTTTGGATATAGATAATGTGCAACCTTATAAGCTTTCGCATCCAATTCGCAACCATAAGCGTTTGCCTCCATCGGCGCGTAATTGAAAAAATTGCCCATCCCACATGTCAGATCTGCAAAGACATCCTGATTGCTCAACGAGAGACAATCCATGATAAACTTGCACACGCTATCCGGTGTGAAAAATTGACCGTTTTCAATTTCTTTCTTTGCGCTGGAGTATTCGGAATAGCTATTGTAATCAGAATAGCGCAGACCGTGCAATCCACCATCGCCAGTGTAAGCGTTATAGATATCCTCGCAGGTAATACCGGAAGACTCAACCAAATCGTTATCTACAAGATAAAGAATCTTATTATTTAATTCACGGCGGCTATCTTGCGGAATCGACTGGCCTAAATATTTGTATTTCATGCTACACCTCCAATACACTATAACTACCCACTGGTATATTGATTTGCTTACTTCTTTTTAAGGCGAATCACAAACATATCGAAAAATGTGTTGCAGCTCTCGACCTCACGATCCGCCAGATGTGCAACGGAACGAAGAACCTCTCCAATAAAACCGCAGGCAACCTCTTTTCCGTCATCATAGATGGACAATCCGCTACAGAAACACGCAATATTGTTGTACTTCAAATCTCTCAGGCGGCTACCTTCTGTAACACGAAGAAAACAATCATCTGTACAGCAACGAGCTTTGTCCTTCCCACAACTTGTAATGCACTTCCCCATATATGCCTCCTATTCATCCTGACATAGAGCCAGAAACGCCGGTTTAGATTTTTCCTTGATCTCTTGCCATACATCTGCCATTGCAAGCTCATGTGTGAAAACTGGTCGCTGTAAGAGCTGTTCCACATAAATCTGAAACTCCGAAAAGTCACACATCAACACACCGGTATAAGCCGATACAATAAGCCGTTCTTGCTTTGTCATAACGTACCTCCATCAAAGTTCATTTCCAAGAAACGTCTCTGCAAACTCACGGGCGAATGCCTCGCTGGTAAAGCGAACATCCACGCGACCATTTTTGAAACACTTGATACTCTTCAGCTTTTCCAATCCAAGCTGCATTTCCGTGTTGTAAGTTTTCCACTGATATCCAAGCAGAGTATTGAGCGTCCAAGGAATGTTATCCGCAGTGCCGCACTCAAAATATGCAAGAGCGCGAACGACATTTTTCATTCCGTCAGTAAGCTGAATCTCATGCTCACCGTGATAATACTCTTCATGCCAGCTATCAAAGCTACAAGCATAGTGAGAAAAGGAAATGACAGCCTTTTTCTGTTCATAACACTTGTTCCCGTAATATTTGTTCCATGCAGCATCGTGAGCTTTCTGCTTCAACTCGTTCAGTGCCTTTTCCTGGAACGAGAAACCGCCAAGCTGAATGAAAATTTGGTCGAGAATGTCTTCGTACTTCAATTCCGTGTTTTCCACAGCATCATAATATTCTTTGTATTCAGCACTGCTGAGCGACGCATAACGATCTGGCTCTTTCGGAAGAAGAACTTCTTCAATTTTGCTTGCCTCCAACGAAACCTTATATGTTCTCTCAAAGTAGGAAACAAGGGCGCTAATGAGAACATGATGTACGTTACGCAAACGGCTTGTGATATCATGGACATGTACGCTGTCCCCAAGAAAAAACGACCTGTCGTACATCTCATCTTTTGGAACAACGCGAGAGATGATCGACTGCTGCTCATTCAAATATTCCTCAACTGACTGACGCAAGGACTTCAATGCAGCGCGACCTTTGACATAAGCCTCATGATAGGCCATGCAAAACTCACGATCACGCTCCGAAATACGAGTATCAGCCTTTACCTCAATACTGTTAAACTTATCAAGTAAGCTCATATATGACCTCCATCATTTGTTCTCATTCACTGCCTGACGATATGCACGGTACGGGTTACAGTTTTCCGCGTACCATTTTGCATACGCCGTTTTACAACCATCATAAGTCAGCTTGACTACCAGAAAAACAAAACACAGTACAGCCAATGTTCATACCTCCTATGTTTTCATTCGAGATTGGAGCGGGTGTTGCTGCCAGTCTCAATCTCGTACTGATCTGCAACCCGCTCGCCGCCTGGGAAACGATAGATTGGAAATTCCCCGTAGTCTAAGCCAACCAGAACGCCAATATATCCATCATATGTCTTAACATAGTACGGGAACTTCTGCGGAATCAGCTCATAATCGGATGACTGTTCTACAGTCAGAGGCTTTTCATAGTCAACATATCCATATGCCATCCGACCGACCGCAGGACAAAACATCCGCCCATCGTATGTGTCAAAGTTTTCAACCGCAATCACCTTGTTATCGGACGGCTTTGGAAAAGCGCCAGGAGTAAGCGGGCGCTGCGTACTAAAATATCTCATTGTAAAGCCTCCGTTTCTTCCAGCTCATCCGCAAAACGAATCAAATCAGAATCGTCAACCAGACAGCCCTTGCTTTTTGCATATTTTTTCATAAAATAGACCTTGCCGTTTGACTCCACCAGCCGTCCGTCCAGTCCGTAAAAGGACACGCGCTTTCCCACGAGCTTTTTCGCGGCGAGCTTGGCATCGTTTGTCAGCCTCTCCTTATCCCAGCGGAGACAATACTGAATCGCGACATCAAGGTTTTCGCTGTCGCCGAAAGCTCTTTCCAGCAACTCCAACAGCTCCTTGCAAAGCTCTGCGTTTTGCTCCACCGTATTCGCCTTATTCATGCCGAGGGTGAAGTAGGTATAGTCGCGACCGGTCAAGCCGCTCTCTTTCGTCCAATGGCTGCACCAGAAGAACAAATCCCACTGATCGCTGTCATAGTTGATCTTGCGCTCCTGCTCTTTGTCGTACTGATAGCAGATAAACTGCTGTGCGATGGTCTCCATGACCTTGTGCATGAAGGTGTTGTTGGTTTCACAAGCCTGTCTGTGCCGCTCGCGCCAAGCGTCCTCCGGAAGTGTGTCATGCTCGCGCCTGTTTTCATCTCTCTGTGCGTCCGTGTAGCAGAAGTTGAAACGCAGGTGGTAAATGTCCTCAGCGGCGCATCCGCGAGACACGAACCTTTCATAGCCCGCAGGCAAATAGGACTTATCGTAATTGACTGTCATCAAAATCATCCTTTCTCGTTGTGTTGTTCTCTCACTACAACTACCTTGTAAAAATTCTATTTGCTTACCAAAGTGCAAAAAAAAGACGCTGGTTTTTCCAGCGTCTTTCGTCGTTATATTCAGTTAATCGTAGATGAAGTTTTCTCGTCCGATATACTCACCAGCTACATAATCCTCGTCAGAAACACCGGAATACCAGACTAAATCGCCATGCTTATCTATCATGGAAATCAGACGTGTCATGCAATCTTCTTCGTCAAAGCCGCCGACCTCGATCTCTTCATCATCAGCATATCTGCCAATCATTTTCCACGGATATAGGACTTTCATATATTTCTCCTTACTGCCAGAGGCTTTCAATTCCAAAGCTGAAACGAATAGCTTCATCTTTCAGACCGCTCAAAAATACGGTGTCTGCCAGTGCATTCATTGCAGAAAAGATTTTTAACTCGCATCCGCGAAGGGAAGAGAGACGTCGTAGCTCCATCGAAACGACCACATTCGGTCTGGACTGAGACGGCTTGTCAATGTCAACACAAACGACCTCCATGCTATGATCGTTCATCCATTGAGCTGCAAGCTTCAGCTTTTCATACCGCTGCATTTTAGACAGATCGGCAACTCTTCCATTGAAAAACTCGTTATCCGAAAGAATGCGGTCAAGCTCTTCATCATCAAAAAAATCTCTTACATCAACATCAGACTGCTTTGAGCGCTCCAGCTTCTCCTGATATTCTTCCTCAGCTTTTTTCTTGGCCTGCTCAACCCGTTCACCAAAAGTCACTCGAATCACCTTGTCTCCGTTCATGTTACCTCCGCATTATATCATCATTTCCGTTTTTCTTCAAGAATCGTTTAGGCATCTTCGCCCATAAAAGTCACACCGATGAGCCTTGCAAAATCATTCCGCAAAGTACGCGCTTCATCCATGCGTTCATATACTTCCGCAGCATTCTGTTGACGCGCATTTGCATATTTTTCTTTCAAGAATTTGTACTCGCTATTTAACGCTGTCGTTACAGTGTCTATTTCTTCTCGTGTAAGCTCCACGGTATAAGTCAAGCATTTTGATTTCATTGTAATCCCTCCATCACGCAATTTCTTTTATGGCGCGAACAATACGCGCTCGCTGTGTATTTTCCACCTTTGTGTAAATCGCTTCACCGTTTCCAAATACAGCGGAACAATAGACCTCATCGAACCCATATTCTTTCGCAAGCATTTTCAAAATTCGATTGATCTTATTGATCTCACTGTTATACCGACGAATTGCTACACTACGGCATACATCGAAATAATAATGGCAATCGTCATTATCATACTCATTCGGGTCATGCTTTTCCTCCACATAGAACTGAACCCCATAATATTTTCCGCCAATAGTTGAAATAGAATGAAATTCAAGCTTTGCATTTGCATCACTCAACCGCGTCTCCATCTCTTCCGCGAACTAAAATGCTGCTACCTCATCCAGATATACTTTCCGCTCCGTAGCTGCGCCACAAATCGGGCATACACCATCTTCTCCATATGTATTGCAAGCTGGACAATAATCCACCTCAGAAACGAAATCTCTCACATAGAGAGGAAAATTTCTCATCGTATTAAAATTTGGCATCGACATATTATCGCCTCCTATTATATCTACCCATTCAAATAGGCTTTTGCCCACCAGAATATAGTTTTTTCTGCCGACTGCCCAATAGGGCAGTTTCGTCTTACTTTCCAAAGACTCATCAGGACAGTTTTACCATACAGCTCTCCAACCAGGCTGAGCAATCTGCTCGTCAAGCTCGCGCTCACGCTGCTCCGTTTCGGTCAGCTCGCTTTCCTCCGCAAAATCAGAAGAGTCAAGATCATAAACCTCGACACCGACATCAGCATCGGAATACACCTCTTGCACCATCCCGCCATGAACCTTGACAGCGATATTGACATCAAGCTCTTTTTCTTCGATACGCCACACCTCAACATCAGAACCGTCTCGAATAGAGGCATCCATATCGGAAAACTCGCAGCAATAATCGTCCGTTTGATTTTCAATATCGAAATCCCAACTTTCGACTGTCTTCTCATAAACCGTTTTCATCTTGGCCTGCGCCGCTTCCAGCGTCGAGAAAAGATCGACAGACGAACCCCAAACGGCATCCGTATCCTGTTCATGAATCAAAAGGAAAAGCTTCATTTCATAACCTCCAAATGCAGCGGACAATCTTCGTGCCGCTGAGTCAAGTATTTCTTTTTCAACTCATCAGAATAGCCCCACTTCCGCTTTTTCAACGGAAGATAGCACCAGTGACAGGCGCAATCTTTGCAGCTATCCGGAATTGCATCTAAATGTGTTTTGAACAAGACAACGCGATTTTCTTCCACGTTACACCTCTCTACGAAAAGAGCCGCCCGAATGGGCGGCTCTCAATCACTGTTTATCGTGCGCAAACAAGCTCTGTCATGCGGTCGAGCATCTTGTGGCCATCCATGATTCTGTTCCAGTTGTTTTCACGGTAGCTGCCAGTCTGACGGCGCGGGGCAGAATGAGAAATCATATCGCTCATAGCATTCACAACGCCCCAACCGGTGTTAAGGAACTTCATGATATCCGGACGGAAATAGCAGATCATGAACTCGTCCTTTGCCTTTTTCACGCTGTTCTTCTTGCGCTCGGTATCGTCATCGTCAACAGGGAACATCTCATCCAGAAGCTTATCAAGCTGTTCATCGGTGATTGTCGTATTTACAAGACGATCTGCGCAAACAGCAAGCTCATCCATGTAGGCATCCGCAAGCTGGAGACACATACGCGCTTCTTGCATCTTCTCGTCGATATTGCCGACATGCTTTGTTGCCCACTGACGCTTCGCGCTATTCAGCGCAAGATTCAAAGTGTTATTGCAGACAACACGAATCGGAGTCATGCAGACACGGATAGAACCGCTTCCGTCGTGCGTATTCGAGAAGCAAAGGTACGGCTCGACCTTATCGCCAACGACCTCGCGCTCAGGCATCTTTGCCAGCAGCCAAATCTTCTTGCCATTCTGCAAGCTACCAGCGGTCTCATAACGGACATCGCCGCCGATCAGCTCATCGGTAAAGCTGAAAGCATCCTTATTCTGCACGATCTGATAGCGGTCAGAGACAACACCAAGCACACGACCATCTGTGCTACGGACATTTGCCTTATAATTCTCGATCTTCGCACCGCCACAGACCTGAATGTTTCTCTGCTTGACCTCCCAATCAAGACCAGCCATTTTCAGCGCATCAGCGCTATTCAACGCTTCCTGAACCTCAACACCCAGACCGTGCCAGGGCTTTTCACGCACATAGAACATAGTTTCGACATTTGCTGCCATTTTTGAATCCTCCTTAAAGTAGAAAGTAATTTGTGATGATTGTTTTGGGCTTTCTATTATATCTACCCCTAAAATTTCGGCTTTGCCTACCAGCCGTTGAAATTATTTTTTATATGGAAATGCTGCTACAACATTGCATTTCAGCTCCAGCGTGACTGTATCTTCCGGAACATCAAGAGCCGCACAAAGGGATTTCCACTTGTTTTCACTGGTAAAATCATCTTTCCACAGTATCAGAGATTTTCTGCTTTCGATTGTCTCAGACTTCTTTTCGATCAGCTTTGCCGCAGCGTGATATCCGTCACGATACAGCACATTCACAATATCTTTTTCTGTCATTTATTCATCCTCACGATCTTCGCATAAAGTAATGACTTCATCACGAGAAAATCCATTTTCCTCAGCGACCTGCCAGTCATCATCTATGAAATCCAAAACCGAACCGACGCAGCTATGATAGTCCATGATTGCATAAGGAAGTCCCTCGTCCGTCCACTGCCAATCAAGCTTTCCGCAACGCTCTAAATACATTGCTTTTGACTCTTCGATTTTATTTCTCAGTGTAAATGCGCTCATTTTATCACATCCTCATCCATAAGAATTTCGGAATATGAGATCTCAGCGGCGGAGCAAAGCTCAGCACGGCGCATCAACTTTTTCATCATGTCAGCGGGATTCTGCGCAGAAATTACATATCCACGGGAATAATTGCCCATTCTGACAATGACAGAGTATTTAGAAAGAAAATGCTCTTCCTCAAACTCTTCTCGTGATACGCATTCCACTACATCTTTCCCACAGGCCGGACATTCGGTAAAAGTAAAGCCCCCGATATGCTCATCGTGCAGCCTATCAGGAGTAAAATACGAACCACAATTTTCACAGGAAATAATATGCCCATTGTTACATTCATCCGGAACACAATCCTCGCAAACAAAATATTCGTTATCCGTACCTTCGTTGACAACAACGCCCACACAGTTCTCATCGTCAAAAGATAGACCACAAATCTTACAAGTTTTCATTGAAAACACCTCCTATTATATCTACCCTCAAAAGCTGAGTTTTGCTTACTCATAAAATGAAAAAATGGGGTATGGTTTTTGATTTCGCAGACACCATTCCAAAACTGCGCCGCTTTTAGCCGATGATCTTCTTCATTTCAAACACCTCCGATCAATTCATCCAGCGCCTCCGCAGAAATATGTAGCGCCTCCGCGAAGTCTTTCGCTTGTGCAACATAGCGATCTTCGTAATATCCGCGCTCCATATCCGTCTTTGCATTGTCCTTGCGCTTGCGCAAATCCAGCAAGCACGGCTTTACAATACGCTGGAAATAACTATTGGGAGCTACATTGATCTTTTCGATATCATTCATACATACACCTCTCATCTCAGATATGATACGGCTCGATTCCACGCTCAACCGTTTCACCTCTGAAACAGTGACCGCAATACTCCCAAATGCCATTAGGCCACTCTCCACCGACCTTACGGAAAGTTTCGTAAGTGTCTCTCCATCTGCCGGTCTTTTCATCCATCCTGGCAGAATAAGGCTCGCCCATCTGGGAGCAGTCTGCCCGCATACAAGCGGGCGGCACACAATCCATTGCGGCATCTACGATTGCCTGCTCCACATAGTCACCAACCTTTACAGCTTCATATGTGAAATCGTCCTGCTTCCAGACAGGCTTGCCATTAAACATATCTCACGCCTCCATCGTACTGGCCGCCGCAGCAGCGGCAGCAGCTTCCTCGGCCTGCTTCTTGCGCTCATAGCGGCGCAGGCGCTTCTCAAACTCCGCATCGGAATCCATCGGATAGTTGCAGCCCTTGCCGATACCCTTGCCGACGATCTGCTTGCTGGGCTTGGCAGCGGCGATCTCCGACTTGAAAATCGTACCGCGCATACCAGCAAACTTACCGAGACCAGACTTGTTGAGATTGACAGACATTTTTGAATCCTCCTTTAATTTTTAGGTTTCCCTATTACAACTACCCTCCAAATGGAGCGGTTGCTTACTAAATTTTTGATTTTTCTTTGATAAACTCATTAAGATGATTTTCCATGTGATACATACGAACAAACTCGCGCATCAGCTCTCCGACCTCATTCAATCGCTCATTTTTCTCGCGCAAAGAGCGGATTTTTTTCTCCAACTCTTTATTGACCGTTGTACGGAGATAGAAGCGCAGTGTATTCGGCGGCTCGATAAACGACTCTCTTTGACAAACGCCGTCTACAAAAATCTGCTCAAAAAGCTTGATATCTAAAAAGGAATCATCCACAAGACCGCGCATATAAAACTCCAGCGCTTTGTCCAGGTCATCAAACTCTTTTTTCTGATATTTCTCCCACGGCTCGCCATCGTTATAACGACCACCGATAATATAGGCATAGTCCTTTTTATCCGTGACAAATTCCGCAGTATATTTCGTTTCAATCTTTTTATCTCCATCAAACGAAGTCATTTAGTATCTTCCTCCAGACCTTTCAACATTTGTAGCTGCTGTTCATGTATAAAACTCTGAATTTTATTCACCGATGCTCATTGTGCAAAATATACAACAAATTGCACGAAATCATCTCAAAAATGCGCATTTTGCTTGAGTTTTCGCCGCTTTTATGCTATTATTAGAGCATGAAAGGAGCGTACAACAAATGAATAACAATACAAAATGCGATCTCGCTCTCCGCATTCGCCCGTTAAAAGCAGCTTTGCAAATCTCTTTCCGCGACATCCAATTCATCAGCGCATACCATGACAAGATTCTGCTTCCGTATACCGGCGATCTTCCACAGGTCATCCAGCAATACATTATCAACGACGCACTGGAAACCTGCTACACCGTTAAAGAGATGCAGAAAATGCAAGCAACTCATTCTGACACCTTTGGAAACATCATTTCCGACTGCCATACATATATCGGGCTGAAAACATCGCGCAGCAAGCCGATCATCGTTTTCCAGATAAACTACATAACGAAAAGCGGCTATGAGTCTGAACAGTTTTTCGTTGCAGAGGCAAGCCAAAAGCAAATCACAAGCACACTAAACCGATTTTTCAATCGAAAGAAAACCGGTCTGCGATCTGATATCTGCTCTTGCTTTGAACGCCAGCATGTCGATTTCAAGCGACGCTTTGCCTCCACACTATAACTACCGATAAAAACTTGATTTTGCTTACCGAGCAACAAAAAAAAGCCTGAGAATATCTCAGGCTTTTTCCATTTCTTTCTCAAACGCTTCTCTTCTTTTCCGCTCGATCTCATCCACCTTATGCGGAAGTCCGTTATACATTTTCGCATACTCGGCTGCATCACGGCGCTTTTCAGAAAAACTACCAGAGACGGGGACATGCTGGTATCCTCTCATATGTGCATACCATAAGCCAGTCTTTCTATCTTGCGATACAATATAATTTTTCATAGCGGATGACTGGCTTTTCTGAGCGCATCCATCTTTTTCGTCAGCCCTACAATGGTAAATGCGCCGGTCAGCGGTTTTTCTAACTCCATGTGCCGATAGATAACGGAAAATGTAAACACCACGCTATTGTATTTTTCATTAGACATGGCGTCCAATTCCGCCTGCGTGTAGCGCTTATCTTTAATCTCATAATAACGCACACCGCTATCTTTCTCAAAAAACTCTCTCATTTCTGGTACTGTAGCTTTGATTTTAATGCGACTTTCCATTTAGTCACGCATCCTTTCTCACCGCTTCGATCAACTGATTCATATACTTGTAAATGACAGTCGATTGATTTTTTCCGCTCATATGTCCGCCGCTCATCTTTCCATCTTTGACCGTGATATCCAGCAGGCTGCTATTGATCCAGCCTTGCGTTTTAATCGGTATTTTTACACCATATTGACGCGCCAGATAATTGAAAATGCTGTACGAGCTACTATGATAACGGCTTTTGAAGATTTCAACATCAAAATTGACCAGACGTCCGCCGTTTTTCAAAGTTTCAATGGCCTGCGCGACTTTCTTTTGCGCCGCTTCGTTCCGCTCTTTTACATACGCAGCTTCTTCCGCTTCACGCTGCGCCCGTTCCGCCTCGCGCTTCGCTCTTTGCTTCTCTGCGAAAATCTTCCGCGCTTCAAAGCATCCAGGAACGAGAGATTCATCCAAAAGCTTTACCAACTCAATATAGATAAGGCTAATATACGAACCGGTATTGATGCAATCGCGTATCATTGCAAGAAATTCATCCTCAGAGCCGACACGATAGCGCCGAACCTGCCCTTCAACAAGCTCCAAGCTATCATCTTCCGCCGCCGTGCCGACCAGCAGGCCAACTCCGCAATCTTCCAGATACAAATACAAATCGCAAGCCGCATAACTGCGCGTGTCGCTCTTTTCCAGCCTACTCATATAGATATTTCCGAAAATCGGAGCAACTTCGATATTATGAACAATCGGCTTCGTGCCATCCGCATTATAGACGATCATCCGCTTTTTCTGATATTCTCCATTGATTTCACTCAGCAGCATTTTTATCACTCCTTCTATTATAACTACCCATCGAAAAAAGATTTTGCGTACCACATAGGCAAAAAAAATTAGGCGGAACAGATTTCCCCATTCCGCCAGATTTTCAAAACTTATTCAGATGTTTTCTATCTCATATCGCATAAACAAGTTCTACGCCATCGCGTTCTGCAAAGAATGCCTCCGCAACAGGACAATCACTACACAAAGCGCTGTTACATTTGCCAGGAAAGCGGCAGGCATATCCGCAAATATCAGGCTTTTCGCGCTTCTTGTGCAAGATAATTCGCTTGCCGGTCAGCTTTTCCGCTACAAGCTTTTTCAAATAATTCAGTGCGTAGTCATCCGTATCAAACACCTGAGAATCAATCTTCCAGTCCCACATGTTTCCGTTATGCACGGGATGCTCTGTAACCTCGATCTCTTTCCCGTTAGATAGATGAATGATATAGCGGTTTTCCGCGACCTGCTCGGCAGCAAGATATTCCTCGACATACATTTTCATGATCGACACGATTCAATCCTCCACAATGAATCCGTTATGACAAAAGCCCGTTTGATCTGTGATATAGTCGGAAATTTCCTCCATGTCTGTCATATCGTCCGGAATATCAATTTCCGTTGGCAACAGCTCCAAATCTTCCAGATCGTCAACATCCCACTGGATATGCGTTGCTTTTCTGTTCCGTTTCATCCGATGTTTCAACTGCATAAGTTATCGACCTCCGAGAACCCACGGATTATTTAAGGCGTTCATGTGCGCGTTCATCATCTCCATGATCTTCGGCTCATCCATGACGGCAGACAGCTTGACGAGATCCGCATAGCTCTTTTTCGGCTGAACCGCGCCCAGAACCTCGTGATATCCCATGCCCTCCGATTTCATCATGTCGCTGTTCTCGCAGCGCGTCCAGATTGCCAGAGAAATGCAAGCCTCATTTCCGATGTACTTGTATCCGTCCCGCGCGTCGCGGAAGTGAATTTCAGCGGTCAGAATCCGACCATCCGCCAGCTCGATAGACTTCTTGATCTGCTTCTCGCCCCAAACAACATAGCGCTGAATGTCAAACCGAAAACCGTTTTGAAGTTTCGCGTTCCACTTGTTGACCTGCTCACGAGTTACGCTCGGCATAATGTTACCTCCATTTATTACAATGTGATTTCTACGCGCCTGCTCTTGCCGTCCAGCACCTTCTGGAGCTTGCAGGCCATCGCGTCAAACTGTTCCTCCCGCAGACGGTACAACGAACCATCCAAAGGACTATTGCTATTGTCCGCGTTATCCGCCATGCGAGCGGCTTCATGATACGCTCGCGCTTTTTCTTGAAGCGCTCCAATCATCCACTTGATTTCCGTTTGTGTAAAGCTTTGCATGTTTCATCCTCCTATTATATCTACCCGCCAGACTTTCCGCTTGCTTACCAGTAGATACAAATTTTCTTTGTAAAGATGAGATACAATCCCATCGGCAGCACCATAAAAGCGCCCGTTCCGTCACGGTCTTCTATCGTCGTTCCGTGTGCGCAAACAATCAGCATCACCACGGACAGCACCACCAGCAAAAGCCCCATCAAACGCTGCTGCAGCATCACCTGCGAGCGCGTCCGCGATCTTCTCCGTCTCCGCTCATACATTTTCGTTTCCTCCGTTCTCGTCATCCGTTCCGTTTGCAATCCACCATTCAGGCGCGATATACAAGGCTTCCGCCGCATCCAGCAAGCCCCAGCCCTCCAAAGTCAGGCCGCAAAAGCTCCGTTTGATCTCTACCCATCCGCCCGTCTCCGTGTGAATGTAGAGCTTTTCCGCCAGTCCAACAGATACTACGCGGCGCGTTACCGTTCCATCCGTTACCAGTACAAGCCGCTTATCTGAAAAGGCTTTTTCAATCATCTGAAAAGCTTTGTTTGCATCCATCTTCTACACCCTCCAAGCGTTTCCGCCGTTTGCTTACCGTCGTTCAAGATTTTTTCAGAGCAGCCGCCCCAGCTCCTACCGGAGCGGCGCTCATACTGTTTAACTACTTCCTTACGCCGCAGCTTCCGCAGGTGTAAGGCCGATGTTCCGCAGAGCCTCGCGCATCTTGTCAATGCGCTTATGAACGGCGGCGCGATTGATTCCGACAACTTCCGCAATCTCGCGTTCCGTGTAATTGTCGCGCTTGCATTCAATAATCATGCGGTCGATTTCATCGCGGCTGTTTACAAACTGTTCCAGCGCTACGCGCAGCGTTGCAGTGCTTGCCGTCTCATCCTTGCCGGTGCTTGCCATCGTGTCCAGATAGTCGCGGCTCTCGCCGTTCTTGTCGGTGATCTCGTGAACGCGGGCGCGTCCGTGTTTGATATCGTCACGATATACGGCGCGGATTGCATCTTTTGCGCTGCGATATACCAGAGCCACCAGAGAAATATTGACCTTGCCAGACGCGGCGCGTTTTGCGTTGAGCTTGTCCAGATAGTCAGCATCCAGCCGTTCCGCCAGCTTTACCCAAGCCTCATTTACAAGGCCGTCGATCCCGTGATGATTCAAGAACCATGCAACAGTCTCGTTAAACTCTGCATAGTGATCTTCCGTGCTGTATCCGATCTCGTTCTTTGCCGCCTTCTTGATGTTAGCCGTCAACATGTTGATCTGCGCTTTTGTATCCATCGCCGCCCACTGATGCAGGATGTTTTCCGGCGTGTTCTTTGCGTCCTCCCACGCCATAGCCAGACAGAGAGAGAACACAGGGCGCAGGCCATCGCCTTTATCGGTTTCATGATAGATAGCCCAGGCGCGGGACATGATCGACTTGACATTGTACTTTTTCATTTCGTTTACCTCATTTCATTGACCAGCGCCGCAGCGCGTTTTAATTTCGGTTTCCCACGACGGCCAGCCGTGGCCGTTTCGGTTAGTTACCATCTAACCATCATCAGGCGGGATTTCAAGAAAAATAAATGTTGTAATCGTTGCGCGTAATATTCGGATTTCCTTCATAAACGGAGTACACAAAAACGCTGTTTTCCACTTCCTCGCCGTTTATGTACCACTCACAATGGCCTTGCCAGCATCCAAGATTCGGGAAGTCCTGCCGGTTTGTGATGCAGCCAGTAGAAACGCCGATCTTCTCCAGCTCGTCATACATCGCCGCGATCTCGTGCGGCTCGTGCCATCCGCTAAACCGCGCCGCGATCTCGTTTGCTGCTCTGATTTGCTTTCTCGTTGCTTTCATTTCAAAACCCCGCTTTCATTTTACCGGCGCGGCGGGAATGACCCCGCCGCCGCTGTTTTACTCAATCAGATGAAATACATCTCGCCGTTATATTCAAGGGCAATCGCTTCTTGACCCATTTCGCGCTTCAGCTCGTAGCAGAGAGAAACAACATCATCAATATACTTTTCAGCGTCAGCCGTGGAGCAGTACGCGAAAACCATTGTTGTGGCCTCTTTTATCAGCTCGCCAGAGTCGGAGACCCAATAGCCGCGCACCGGCGAAGCCGTAGCACCACCGAAACAGGCGGAGAGAGTACGCGCGACGCGCTCGACATATGCGGCATTGTCGATCTCCTGATCTACGGATACCGTAGCGGGAACATAGACAGTGATCTTGCTTTTCAGGGGGACGAGTGCGGATAGCTTATTCATGATTTTTACCTCCATCATATTATTTAACTACTTCCTTAGACCGTCCAGCAGCGGCGCACCCGCCGCCGTCGATCTCGTTTCCTTTACCTTACATAAAGGATTATACCACACAAAAGCGGAATTTGCAATAGGAAATAGCTAAATAATATCTTGACAGAATGTAAAAATAGCAAGCCAAAAACAGCATCTTTTTGTGCAATATGCCATTAGCATATCATACAAATACACCATTTCAGAATTGTGCATTCTGCTATATCCTTTTGGCCTGCATCGTCTCCCAGCCCAGCCCCACCAGAGCCGCAGCACTGGACACGGGAACGCCTGGACACGCTCAGACAGCACCGGAGCGGACGAAGCGCCAGCCACAGAAGCGACACACGGACGAAAGGACACGGAGACAGCACCAGCGGCAGAGCCGCCACAGAGATCAAGCACAGAAGCGAAACACCAGAAGAGCCAGAGCCAGCACAACGGCAGCAGCGGAAACAAGACCGCCAGCAGACACCCAGCCCCACCAGAGCCGCAGAGATCGAGCCAGAGCCAGAGAGCCAGAAGCGCGGCACTGTAGTCCATGAGCGGAGACGGAGACAGAGAGAAGGGAAAGAGAGGAAAGAAGAGAGGGAACGAAGAGAAAACGACAGTAAAACGCCGCTTTTCTCCCCGTCTTACCGAACGCCCAGCAGATCAACCGCCAGAGCCAGCCCAGCACCGGCAGACATGGACAGTAGCAGAAACGCCGCTTTTTTCGGTTCTGCTTTTGTGGAGTATGCGGAATCAACGGAGATCAACGCCAGTTTTGACCATACGGAAGGCGGGGACGGTTCATATTTTCACGACCTCACCAACGCCAAAAATTTGGCTTTGTACCCTCTTCTCCACGCCTCTATCTTTTTCACCGAACCATCATCTCACAAACACACCGTTCATCAACGATATATTTCCTTACAAATATAAATATCCTCTGCTACAGACTTCTCTTCGGAAGAATGCCTTAATCAACGCTGGATCTTCCTCTTCTGAGCTACATACAAAAATACCTTTTCATAATTTCTTATTGTGAAACACGCCTTAATCAACGCACTTCTATCGAATTCGCAAATCAATGGAATTAACCAAACAATATTTTCTATCCGATTTTTATTGACTTTAGACCGATTTGTGGTATAATATCTTATGTAAGGATTGTTCGTTGAACAACGCTTTTTCTGCTACTAAAGAATTAGCTAAACAATATGCAAGGAGTGATGAATATGGGACAGTCTACCGAAAGTACGATTCTGCAAATAACCTTACATCCGGAGATTGAAAAGCTGCTTAGCAAGAAGAAACCCAATAACTGCAAGACTGGTGAACGCCAAACTGTATATCCCATCAAAACTCATAAGGACATTATTGCTATGGCAAACTGGCTGTATGAGCATAAAAATAACAAGTATGTACTTGCATTCACCTTAGGCATCAATCTCGGATTAAGAGCAAATGAGCTTTTGGATTTGAAGATGAACCAGGTATTCTTCCCTAATGGTTCTGTAAGGCTGATTGAGGATGAAGAAGACACCTCAGACGGAATCGACATCTACCAGAGCAAAACAAAGAAACATAGAACTGTTTTCCTGAATACCGCTTGTAAGGATGCTCTTGAGTGGGCATTTCCAATCAAAGGTGCGTATCTACACTCTGGAGAATATCTCTTTCCATCAAGAGAGGGCGGTGCTATTCAGGTTGGTACTTTCCGTAAGGTTTTGAAAGAAGCAGCGGCAGCTTGCGGACTGAAACAGAATATCGGTACTCACACCTGCCGGAAAACATGGGGATGGCATCAGTACAAGTACAATAGTGAAAAGGCAAATTTGGACATTGCCATGTTGCAAAGAGCATTTGGACATAGTTCTCCAGAAGTGACCTTACGTTACCTCGGTATTACCGATGAGGAAGACAAAGCTCTCTACAAAAACATGTGCATCAATGTAGTCTCAGATCATGATTTCGTAGGGTGATGATTATTCCATTGCTACAAACAAAAAAGATTTGTCTGGTATTAAGGGGTACGGATACAAGAAATGCGTTGAACAACGGTATGTTTGGCATCTAAATTTCTTAATTTTCGACCAACTCGGTCGAAAACACGGAAAATCGAGTGACTTTGGAGGCTGAAAATGAGGCGTAAAACACAACCCGCATACGAGGATATTATGAAGCTGGAAAGCCATGAAATGTCCACATACTCTTATCGGAATCTGATCGACAGTGTTCATAAGGGCTGTTATGTTGAAGCTGCTTCTTCGCAGCAGGCCGGCGTTGTGGAGTCCATTATCAGAAACCGCTTGGGCATTCCGGTTTGTTTGAAAGTCCGCTATGGTGACGATGCTTCGGTCGATTATATCTCCGTAGATCGTGTGAGTTTCTGGGAACCGTATTCGTATTGCGTTCCGGATGAAACATACTGCGACTATTTTGAAGAAGGTTTTGATGACGAGGTAGACGAAGATGGTCAGAGTGTGTGATGCTATTATGGGCAGCGGCAAGACCAGCGCGACGATTGGCTATATTAACGCACATCCGGAAAAGAAGTTTCTCTATATCACGCCGTACCTCCCAGAAGCGGAAAGAATTAAGAATAACTGTCCTCAGGCGGATTTCGTTGAGCCGAGTGACAGGATTCCGGAATTCCTCTTTTCTAAGGCTATGCACACATTAGGGCTGATTCGGCAGGGGCGCAATATTACATCGACACATCAGTGCCTTATGTACTATACGCCAGAGACGATCCAGCTCCTAAAGGAAAATGGGTACTGCATTATCATCGACGAGGAAGTGACCGTGCTGCAGGCTGATAAACAGATTGCCTATTCCGATATCCAGCTCGCTATTGATGCCGGCTATGTTTATGAGGCTGCTCCGGACGAATACCGTAGAACCGATAAGCCGTATGACGGCGGCGTGTTTTCTCACATGTTTCGCCTTATGGCATCAAGACCGCTGGTTTATAACAAATCCAAGCAGAATGGGTGCGTGTGGTACTGGCTATTCTCCAAAGAGCTGTTGGAAGCTGTTGATGATGTGTTCGTGCTTACTTATCTGTTCAAAAATTCTGAAATGGATCTGTTTATGCAGATCAACAATATCCCATATGTGAATATCGGTATTTGCCGTACAGAGGGCGGAGGGTATATCTTTTCCGACAAACCAGAGTATGTTCCGGATTATGTGTATCGGCTGAAAGACATGATTCATATTGATGACGGTCAACGAATCAATAGTGTTGGCGATATGAAACACGCGCTTTCTATGAACTGGTACAAGTCAAAAACAGATGGTGTGAATCAGGTTCGCCGCAATTTGATGAACTACTTTCAAAAGCGAAGCGGTGATATTCCAGCACAAGAGCGAATGTGCGGTACTTACAAGGAGTATTGGGGAAGAATCAGAGGAAAGGGCTATTGGAACTCATCTGTAGTCTTTAATGCAAAGGCAACCAACCAATTTAGCCATTGTAGGGCGCTGGCCTACCCAATCAATCTTTTTGCGAATGGCGATATCGTTCACTATTACGCGAGTAAGGGTGTAATTTTTGATAACGACCATTATGCGTTGTCAACTATGATTCAGTGGATCTGGCGTTCCGCAATTAGAAACGGTGAAGAAATCAGCTTATATCTGCCAAGTAAGCGTATGAGGGATTTGCTTACGGAGTGGATTGAAAAAACGAGTAAAGGAATTAGTTAAACCATATGAAAATTGATGATGTACTGACTCTTATTGGTCTGATTTTTGCTATTTTCGCTATTTGCTATGTGATTGTTCGCGCACTTAGAAATGACGGCGAGTGTTGCGATGGCAATGATTGTGATAACTGCCCATTTCCGCGCTGTCATCCGCAGAATCACGCTGATGATATGGAACAGTAAAAACGAGTGCTACTACGAGCGACATAGGCTCTCAAACGGGCAGTATTGCATGATCGCGTTCTATCGCTTCTATCGGTCGAGATCCATTGAGTATCAGGTCGTATTCGCTGTAGCAGATAAGAAGAAAGCATTAAATGGCTATTTCAATCAGACCAAGGATAACAATATTTCTTTGAAGTACACTGGACGCTGCGGCGCTGAGGCTCTGATCTGGTGCAGGGATAAACTTCTCGAATTTGAGAATGAAGTCTTTCTGTCAGAGACATTTGAGACAAAAATCGTTGTTTATGGTGAAGATCATCGGCGTTTTCGTTTTTACGAGCGGGCGCTGACACGCTATGGTTATGAGAAGAAGCTAACTGACGATGGATGGGCTATGGTAAAGAAAGTCCTTAAAAACAACTACGATACTGAGGTGAGCTGAATGATTGATGTTGGATCTGCTTATTTCTGCTGTGATGAATGCCCTATTTCGGAGGATGTAGAAAGAAGATATCGCAATGCTGATGAAGCCGGCGCTTTTCAATATGACCATTGCGGATGTGATAAGATTGATTATCCTTTCTTTGTTGGTGGTTATTGTGATGATGCCTTTTGCCAGAAAGATGATTTTGAACGAATTGGAAGGCGTAAGACTGGCAAGGCGTATCGAAGAAAGATGCGCGTGAAAAAGCGCAATGATTTGATGCGGGCTATTGAAGGATGCTATGTGCGAGATATCTGGCATCGCAAGGGTGCGTATATCGTCTATCCAAAGAATTCAAAAGCCAAAAAGTATTACCGCAATTATTCAAATCGTCTGGTTCGTAGAGGAAAAATCGGTGGTGCTGGCAAAGGCGGATATCGGCGTTCTTTTGACTATAAGTGGGAGGTTTATTAAGCATGGAGAATGAGAAGTATTGTCCTCTTGCTTCTATCAGGGGTGGTGTTGGATCAAAGTGCATCGGAGAACAGTGTGCGTGGTGGATCGAGGATTACAGTGCGTGTGTCTTTGTTGCTTCGCTGCGAACCGGCGTTGAAGACCTGAAAGAACAAAATTTAGAGCTTGCTGGATCTGTTGTTAGTTATGATGTCCAGCTTCACGAGCTTGAAAAAGAAAACCTGAGATTGCGTAAGGCTGTTGAACGGCTTAGTCGGTCTTCTTTGCGAGGTGAAAAATCGTGTATGAGTTAGGAATGTGTTATAAGTGCAAATATAGGGGTGATGTTCCAGGCGATGCACATAGTTGTTGTTGCTATCCTGGGAACGATACGAATTTATTTTCCATGTTTGAGCCGACAAATTTTCTTCAGGCCGCAAAGCTGGATATTCGTGCTGAGAAGCATGGCGTTATGAGCGGCTGGTTTATGTGGCCTGTCAACTTCGATCCTATATGGCTACGCAACTGTAATGGTTTTACTCCAAAAGAGTCTGGTGAAGCCAATGGGTAATATCAGTGAACGAGTTGCTAAACAGATTTTGCCGGCTGAGCTGCAAAAGAATTACGGAAATGAGTTTGGAATCGAAGTGTGGCGTGTTTTGAACATCGTTGAGAAGAATGACACAGCGATTAAAGGGCTTCTTGATGTGCTTGATCGTTTGGAGCAGCCGCATAGAAAAGCTCTCATTCAACATCTTTGGATGCGATATTACGATTCCGTAGCGGATAAGGTTCTGGCACAATAATATTGGGAAGTGATTTGGTGTTTCGTGATTTCGATAGCGAAGTATGGCAAGGTGCTGTATATCAGGGTGTCGATTACTCATGGCGGTTTGAAGTGTCTACTTTCGGCAGAATACGAAATGCCATTACTGGCAAGATCTACTCTTGCGGTTATGGTGCTGGCGGATATCAGCAAGTTTGCATTTCTGTGTTTGGACGTCGGCTTAATGTGAGAATACATCGGTGTGTTGCTGAGACTTTTATTCCGAATCCTATTGGGTATGAAATCGTCAATCATATTGACGGCTGCAAGCAGCATAATTGGGTAGATAACCTCGAATGGTGTACAAGGCAGGAAAATTATTTTCATGCCGTTGACCTTGAACTGATCGACTATGATGTACCGGCACAACTCGGATATCTGTCACACCTTGGCGCTTATACCGGAAGCTGTAATGGTATGTCGAAACTGACTGAGGATGATGTGCGAGAAATCCGTATGAACTATATACCAAGAGGTTCTGGTGTAAGGTGTAACAGAAAGGAATTAGCAAATCAATATGGAGTGTCTGCGAATTTAATTTCTAAAATAGTAAGTGGTCAGATATGGACTCATGTATAAGGAGGAATCAGAGTGCGAATATGAGCGTGAAGTACATAAGGCTTAATGGCGATGCGCTAAGACAAATCGTTGAAAATGAAAAGCATTGTTTTCGCATTGCCATGAATAAGCAAGATATCTCAGGTGGAGAAATGACCGAAGCGGGATTTTTATTGGATGCGCAAGATGCAGAAGAAGAGCGCAAGGTCATTAAGCCGCCATACGAAAAGGGAGATATTCTTGCTCTAAAAGAAACATGGGCAATGATTGGTGACAAGTATGTGTATCGTTTGGATAGAGATCCACCGCAAGGCTATCTCTTGTTCAATTGGAAACCATCTGTTCAAATGCCAAATGATGCTGCAAGGCATTTTATAAGAATCATAGATGTTCGTGTAGAACGATTACAGGATATCTCACTTAATGATATCGAACGAGAAGGTATTTGGTTGCCAGGTGTTTTATCGCCTGAGCTTGCCTTTGCTTCTAAGTGGAACAGTGGGGTATCGGAGAAGAAACGATCCAAGATCGGATGGGAGCAAAATCCTTTTGTTTGGGTTTTTGATTTTGACCGATGTGTTTATGTAGAGGATGACAATGGAGAGCAAAAATAAGAATTTAGTTGATATAGACGATGTTTCCTGTCTTTTGGCTGCGATTCCGATTTTTACATTGTGCGATGTTGTTTGTGGCGGAAGGTGCTGTGCAATTCAGGGCTTCTCTGATAAGCCAGAAGTTCAGTGTCAAAGAAAAATCAAGAAATTTCTATTGGAATATATAGGTGAAGCACATGACGGGTGATATTAGAGAGACAGCTATTGATCATGTTGCAGGAGAAAAGATTGCAACATTCTTTAGTAGCGAAACAAGATGGATCAATCAAATATGGAAGCTTAAAGAGCAATACCCAGATGAAGTAGAGATTCGGCATGTGAATCCGGACGGAAGTTTGATTGCTCATATTCCAGCGGAATGGTTCAAGGTAAAACCAAAAAAGAAGGTAGTTTTGACGGAGGAGCAGATTGCCGCCTCCAAAGCGCGTCTTGAAAGGGGCAGGTTAAAAAGATTGGAGATGTTAGGAGATGATGCGCATGTGACAGATGAAAGGAACAATGAAATATGAACGACAATGCTTTGACTTGTCATGGATGTTATTGGGTTGACAAGTGTTTATGTGATAAAAGATGTGAAGATTTTACTCCTATTGAGCAATCGGAAGATATTCCGTATTACGAAAGCATCTTGCAAGAAAACCAAGAGACATATTTTTCGGAGTGTGTAGGCGACCTATACTAACAATCTAAATGTTAGTGTGTAATTTTTGTGATAGCGTGGCGCGGACGGGCTTTGCCCGTCCACCCATAAAGGAGAAAACGATGATTTATTTAGATCATGCAGCGACAACAAGCATTCGACCGCCTGTATATGAAGCTTTGAATTATTGGTATAGTTCTGGAAAATGTGGCAATCCAAGTTCTCTTCATTCCGCTGGCCGACAAGCACACCAAGCCATTTATCAGGCTCGTTTTGATGTGTCTAAGCTAATCGGTGCGGATAGCCCAGAAGAAATCATTTTTACTTCTGGTGGATCTGAGTCAGATAATTTGGCTCTCACAGGAATGGCATCTGCTCTAAATGCAACGAATCATAATGTAATGCTTGTTAGCCAAATTGAGCATCACGCCATTTTGAACCAGTGTAACTTACTGACTCGCCTTGGAATAGTCGTGAAACCGCTTTCTGTTGATACATATGGTCAGGTTGATTTATTTGAACTTGAAAAATATCTCAAAGAAGACAATGTAGGTCTTGTGTCTGTCATGTGGGTAAATAACGAAATCGGTGTTATTCAGGACATAAAAAGCATTGCAGATCTTTGTAATTGCTATGGTGCGGTATTCCATACAGATGCAGTGCAAGCGGTTGGGCATATTGATGTCAATGTAAATGCTTACGGAATTGATATGCTGTCTATCAGTGGGCATAAGTTCGGTGCGCCGATTGGTGTTGGAGCTTTGTATGTGCGCGGCGGGCTTAAAAAGCATATTGAGCCGATTATATACGGCGGCGGACAAGAATTTGGCGTGAGAGCCGGCACGGAGAATGTAGCTGGTATTGTTGCGCTTGGTACTGCAGCAAAGTTTTCAATACCAACCGAATTTTCTCGTGACGCATTGGTGCTACGGAAAGCATTTTTGAAAAAGCTATATTCTGTATGCGACGAAGGAATCAAGGTCAATGAGCATTATGAGAAATCATATCAGCTAAGCAGTATTTTGAGTATTACAATAAATGATGTTGAATCTGAGGCTATTCTTCATCTGATGAATTCGGACGGTGTATGTATTTCTGCTGCTTCTGCTTGCTCTGCCGGCAGTTTAGAACCAAGTCATGTTCTAAGCGCCATTTGGCGGAATTATACGCAGGCGAAGTCTACAATTAGAGTTTCGTTCGGATGGAATACGACGGTTGAAGAAGTCACTCGTGCCGCCGAATTGCTTGGAAAGAATATCGTTAGAATCAGAAAGATGTACAGGTCATAGGAGGAAATATGAGCGAGTTTAATAAGACAGAGTTATTAGAAAAGACAACTGAGTATATGAATTACATTGCTCAGCACAAGGAGAACATTAGAAAAGCATGGCTGGAATTGCGTGATGCCTTAAAGGGAATTGATTTATTCCAGCGTCCTAAAATTCTTGATGAGATGGAATGGCGTATCCGCAATCACGATGACAGCAAGATGTCTGAGGAAGAATTCTTACCGTATCGTCAACATTTTTATCCTGTTGCGGGCGAAGTGGTTGATGACGCGGCTTTTGAACTGGCATGGGAGCGCCATTATCGTACTAACGATCATCATTGGCAGTATTGGATTGATTGTAATGGAGACTTTATGTCCTATTACGATGTTGACACGAAAATCTGTGCTTATCTGGAAATGATTTGTGATTGGCAAGCTATGGGGGATGTTAATGGTGATTCTGCTCCGGAGTATTACCGAAATCACAAGGATGAAATTAAGATTGATCCGAATTGGGTATCTCTTGTAGAAGAGATTCTTGATTTGCTTGATAGCTATATTGCGGCAAGAGGTTGATATGAACAGATCGCAAACAAGGAAGTTTAGGAGTCTGGCGAAGAAGAAAGGCATTTCTCACAGTTTGGCTGAGATGTATATTTCTATGCGAAATCGTGGTTCTGCACCGCAGGATTTACATGAGGGTGATTTGGTTCGATTGAATGTTGAACAGATCATGAAACATCCAGATTATTTGCGTCTGTCCGAGCGCTATCGTGATTTTGTAGAAACTCATGCTGGAGATGTCTTTACCGTGCAGTATGATAGATCTGCTTCTATTCAAAAGCTAAACTCGGTTGTTATCTTGAAAGAAGATCCAGATGGCTGGCTTTTCTGGACTGGTGATTTGCAAAAGATTGATAGTTCAGTGGATTTGGCGGAGTAGCTCGTTTTGGTTGAAAAATGGCTTTCCGAAGAGGTCATCTGAATGAACCTCATTCAGACTGCTTCTAAATAACCCGTTGTTCAACGGTATGTTGAAAATGGTTTGTTAAAAGATAAGAGATACAGAATAAATAACGGCAAGGAGTGATTAGCCATTAGTCTTGATCGGCAAATCCATATTTATAGTTTTGACACGAGTGCGTTTTACACCGACGAAGAAAAGGCACTTGAGGTTGAGATCAATAAGCACTGCTCTTCAAAATCGAAATTAAAATCAGAGCGAGAAATTATTGAGCGGCTGTGTGCTGGAGAAATAACACAAGAGAAGGCTGAATCTCAGTTTCGTAAATTGTATGGCATGGGAAAGTCAGATCCGATTTCTGTTGCGATGGATAGTTCCCGTGTAAAACAGATTGCGAAAGAAATTCGCGGTACGAACCAGATGATTAAGATTAAGAAGTCTGAACTTGTATCACTTCTTCAAGCACATCGCTCGCAACGTGAGTTACGGACTGAATATGTGGTTGATAAGAATGTGATTTCTGTTTTTGAGTCGATGCTTACAAGAACACTTGGCATGGAAACAGGAAAGCTGTATGACGATTTCATGGTTATTCGCACATATTATTTCGATGTGATTGAAGATCTTATCCTAAATGGGTATACCTTTAACGGAGAACGCTACATTTGTTTTACGGCATCTGCTGGACAGATCAGAACAAAGAAAACTGTTTTCATTAAGGAAAGAGTTTGGGAGAAGTATCAAAAAACCATTATGTGTGGACTGAGCGTTCAAAAAATCAACGAGCTTGGTGGAATCAATATCAATAAGTATCTGGCGTATCTTGCACTGTGCAATAGCGCAACTGATTTGTGGGAAGATTTCGATATTAGAAAGACTATCGTTGTAGATGATATGGAAACGATGGTTGGTGGAACTGTTGATTTTATTGATCACAAAACATACAGTGTTGAGCGCAGAGATATGGAGATTCCAATTACACATACGGATGGCTGCGGAATGGTTCTTCCCTCTTGTAATGCAAAAAACACTATGGTTCGTCTTCCGTGGGTAAAAGGGCTTCTTGCTGTATTCCCGTTTGATAAGTTTATCTTAGAATCAAACGAACGCGATCCGTCCGTAAATCATGGTTTGGTAACAGACATCTATGGTTTTGAACATGATGTAATCGCAGAGGGTATCCAGGTCATTTTTACAAAAAGTCAATTTAAGATGTACAAGTATTACGCGAATTGGCAAGAGTACATTGATTTGTTTTTAGCAAATGGATGCACTGTCGGTAAGTGTAATGAGGAAGAGGACTTCATTCCTGATGCAAAGCTTAACTATCAAATGCTTCAAACACTCACAGATTTGAGTACAGATGAACTTGAGCAGCTTGCTGGAAAGACGATTGACAAAATTGCTAAAATTGCATCGGATAAGAATACTATGCTGGATGTGTTCGGGGCTTCTACACAGTATCGCAATAAGAATGCTTTTCAGGAGTGTCTTAGTATCTATCCGGAATTGCTCTCCGACCCATACACAAAAGAGATGCTACGGCAAATCAAGAAGAATCTTGTTACTGAGGCAAGAGCAGCAAAGATTGATTTGAGCGCAAAGTATATGTTCTTGATTCCAGATCTCTATGCTTTCTGCGAATGGCTGTTTCTTGGAAATCGCAGTCCTGTTGGCTTGCTTGCAGATGGAGAGGTGTCTTGCTATCTTTATCGCACAGTGAGTAAATTGGACTGTCTGCGTTCACCCCACTTATATCGTGAACATGCTGTTCGTAAAAATGTTGTAACCAGTGCAACGAAAAAGTGGTTTTCTCAAAATGCTATCTATACGAGCTGTCATGATCTAATTTCAAAGATCCTACAATTTGATTGCGACGGAGATAAAAGTCTCGTATGCGCTGATTCCTTACTTGTGTCTATTGCTGAGCGCAATATGGAAGGAATCGTTCCTTTATACTACGAGATGGCAAAGGCTGGCGCTGTTACGATTACACCAGAGGAAATTTTCAAAGGGCTTCGCGCCGCATGGACTGGTGGCAATATCGGTGTTATCAGCAATGATATTACGAAGATTTGGAACGGTGAGGATGTTGACATAGAAGCAATTAAAATTCTATGTATGGAAAATAACTTCTGTATCGACTATGCCAAGACGTTGTATAAGCCAACTCGACCAGATGAAATCAATGCTCGTCTTGCAAGAATTACGAGTATGAAAGCGCCGCATTTTTTTATCCACGCTAAAAAGAAAACAAAATCTCAGGTTCAGCGAATGAACAATAGTGTTGTGAATCAGCTTGAACACATCGTTCCTAATAAGCGGATGTCTTTTGCCGCGAAGAATATTGGTGTCTTCAGATATCAGTATATGCTTAGTAACCCGATGAAACAGGTTGAGTTGCTATCGTCTGTGACTGACCTGTACAATGATGTGGAAAAACAGTATCGCTATTCGATCAGCTTTTATGATGATGACTCGAATTTTGCATATATTCGGGACAATATCTTGAAGCAATTCGACGAGATTTGTCTTGAGCGTTTAGATGTTTGCGACATTCTTGTGAAATATCTATTTCATAGTAAGAATAGCCGTAGGAAAAATGTTTTCTGGATGTGCTTTGGTGATATCGTTCTGGAAAACCTCAAGCGAAACATACCAGATGGTTCTATTCAGTGCAAGAAATGTGGAGAGCGTTTTGTTCCTCTTTCCCCGCAGCAAAAGGTATGTACGAGCTGCTCTGGATATCACCCACTCGGCAAAAAGAAACTGCGGTGTATTGATTGCGGAAAAGAGTTTGAGGTAGACGGTATCGTGAAAAATAAGAAGCGCTGCGATGACTGTCAGGCTATTCATATTCGCAATTATGAGCGTGAGAAGAAACGACGTCAGCGCAGTGTCGCATGATGTTGTTAGGAATTAGCTAAATAGCACAAAATGTCCCCATGTTTTATTTTGAAGTCTAATATGACGAAACACCCGTTGTTCAACGGAATGTTTGCCTATCCAATTTGTCAAATAACACTTGGTAAATATGACGAAACACCAGTTGTTCAACGGAATGTTTGCAACCAAAAAGAAAAAGACCTTTAAGGGAAGAAAACCGTATTTACTAAACTATTCGGGATTCTCCTGTCTATGGCTGCGGTGCGATACCCGCAGCCCAGACATCTTTTTTTGAAAAGGAATGAAGACTTTATATGATTCCAGTAACTAAGGAAGAAGCGCGTATTCTCAGAGAATTGTATCCTGAGTACAAGGTGACGCGAACAATGATGCAGGATTCAAAGCGGCATCATTACTACGCAACAGAGAGTGAAGGAAACATGAGGGCGATTGCGAGTACGAACCATCTCGCCGCCGAAATTGTTGCACGGATTGATCGAGAGCGTGAGATTCGTCGCAAACGAATCATTCAGCAGCGAGGAAAGCATAATGTCAATGGTGGTTAAAAGCGAAAGCTTTGAAAATGCCATAATTGACACCAGTGATATGACAATCACAGAATATGATACTGATTCCGTAAGAACATACAGCCTTTTAGAGCTGTTAAAACGCTGGGACGGCGTTGTTGGCGTTAATCTGACAATTCGCCGCAGTATTCAGTTGCCGCCCAATGATGGGAGGGATGAATATTGAATCCAAAATATAAACAGCTTGAAAACGAAGATAGTTATGAGTATGGCCTACGACTTATTGAAATTAAGGTTGAGCAGAACCCTTCTGACTTAGAGTGGTCGGATATCGTTGACCTGCTTGGTCTTGATGTTCATTACGACAGCCTTCGTAAAGCGGCGAATGTAACGCCGTATTCTGGCTATCATGTGATGAAATACTTCAAGCAGAAAGCTACGCAAGATCTCGGAAGCGCATATCTTGACGAGATTGAGCAGAAGATGCTTGAATTCAAGAAAGAACGCCAGCGGTTTTTCGACCAGAGAAATGCTCTTAATAAAGTTGTGCGTGACCTGGCTCGCAATGATGAAAACTCTGATATTTTTGAGAGGGCAATTACTTCTGGCGTAATTCCTCGGCTTGACTATGTGCCATGTGTAATGGAATCAAGCGGGAGCGATTTGCTTGTGAGCTTAAATGATTTGCATTTTGGAGCGTGTGTGGACAACTATTGGAACTACTATAATTCCGATGTTTGTGTGCAACTTCTTAATGAATATCTGGATCGCATCCTTGAAATCTCCGCCTTGCATGGATCGGAAAGTTGTTATGTATGGGCAAATGGAGACTTAATTAGCGGAAATATTCATAAGTCTATTGCCGTGTCGAACAGAGAAAATGTTATTCAACAGGTCGTTGGAGTGTCTGAACTTCTTGCGGAGTTTTTGTCTACATTAAGCCGGTACTTTAAGAATGTTTACTTTTCTTCTGTTGCTGGGAATCATTCTCGGCTTGAAGAGAAAGATGTTGCCTCGATTCATGAGCGTCTTGACGATTTAGTTGAGTGGTATTTGAAAGCTCGTCTACAAGCTTTTGAGAATGTGTCGTTTGATCATTACAGAAAGATTGACGATACGATGTATTTGCTTGATATTCGCGGCAAGACCTATCTTGGTGTACATGGCGATTATGATGGATCTGCTGGAAAAGTTCAATCGCTTCAGACAATGGCAAAAGAGCCTGTGTACGCCATTCTTTCAGGTCATTTACATCACAATAAGACCGATAGTGTTCAAGGCGTGAAAACGATTATGGCTGGCAGCTTTCTCGGTATGGATGACTACTGTGTTGGAAAGCGCATTTACGGAGCGCAGCAACAGTTGGTTTGCGTCTGTGATTATAATGGTGTCAAAGCATTTTACGATATTGACTTTGATACGACTCGTTATCGCCCGCAAAGGAGCGATACATCAGCATGAATATCAATAAAGCAGATTTGGTAAATACGCTTGCTCAGAAGAATAGGGCGTATAAGAAGTATATGGTCAAGGATATCGTTGACGATATCTTTGATGAAATTGCGAATGCTCTTAGAAACGGAGATCGAGTTTCGATTTATGGGTTTGGAACATTTGATGTGAAAAAGTATAAGTCGCATCCAGCTCTTCATCCAGTGACGAAAGAGAGCATCGTTGTTCCGGAGTTCCAGAATGTCGTGTTTAAGTCCGGAGCAGAACTTTTAAGAAGTATTCGAGAATGACTATGGGATGGGGCTTTTGCCCCTCCCTATTTGGCTGAGTGGAGAAGCTGGTTTTCTTGCCGCTCCCATAAAGCGGAGACGCTGGTTCAAGTCCAGCCTCAGCCACCAAAAAATCTAAAATTATTTTGCTAATTCCTATTGACAACCGTGTGCTTATATGCTATACTCAATAATGTCAAGAGGACATAGTTAAACAATATGCTGGCGTGGCACAATTGGTAGCGCAGGTGATTTGTAATCATCAGGTTGCGGGTTCAAGTCCTGTCGCCAGCTCCATGATCTTTGAAAATTCAATATTTGAATCATGCTTATGATTAACTCGGTGAATAAAGTGTGTCAGCACTCCGAGACGCACAGTAGTTCCCGCTGGATTTACGAGGGATACCTTTTATTGTCCAGACGGCAGTGATGCAGTGATGTATTGCTGGGAGGCGGAAACTGCCAACGAAAATGTGTGTTGCCAAGAGTTATCGCTACAAAAAGCACGGAACTTTCGGGCGCAGCAATAGACGCTCCTGTGGAGAATAATCCTCAAGGATACTGGCGTGGCAACCAGTACAACCAGAGGAAATGCCAACAATGCGCTCCTGTCTTGATGTCGAAGAAACTCGACTATAACGAAAGTCGTCGGTTAAAGTAGCCGTAGGACAGTTTTGGTGTTTGATCTTTAATACGATATGATGAAAAAGAAATTGTATGAAACTATCAAATTTTCTGAACGAACGGTGAAATTTGCGGGTAAACAATCCCGCGCAGGAATTGGCCTAATACAGTTCGCTGTGTAAGGCTGGGGTAAGAAGTTAAAGGTCGCTCCTTGAAGCTCAGACTTATCTCCCTGGTGGCTGAACATTGTGAGAAGGTAATGGAGGTAGAGCGAAGGCTCAATGATAGGTATGATTCAAGTATTGAATTTTCTTTCTAAGGAATTAGCAAAATAATTTTTATAGGGGTGTGTTTCATGCAGTTCAAAATTGCAACAAAGGATCTTAGCAAATTTTCGGCAATGAATATCGTCTGTGATGACGATGCTGTGACTCTCAGCTTCGATGATAGCTTGACGAGTGAGCATATCATTGATGCCGTTTGTAAAGCGCCGCTTGCGATGCCTTTGAAAGATTTGAACCATCTTTCTTGGGGCGAAATTGATCAGATCGGATTGTCTGGTAAGGCGCGTGAAGTGTTTGCACTTGGCGCACAAAAGAAAGACCACATGAAGAACGGGTTTGTTGCTGTGTGGCAGATTATCGGATTTAACCATGATGATCTTGCTGATGGGACTGGAAAAGCACCTCTTTCTTGGGATATGGTCAGAGTTTACAACGAGGACTGGTCATGGAACGACGAAAGCACGAATCGTGGCGGATATGAAGCTTCTGTTGTAAGACGCAGACTGGATACGGAGTTCTTCTCTCTTTGCTCTGATGAGTTGCAGGCAATTATTAAGCCGGTTATTAAACTTACAAGCGCTGGCGATTGCAGTAAGGAAATTATCAAGAGCATTTGTAAGATTTGGCTCAAGAGCGAGAAAGAGCTGTATGGTCGTTGTTTCTATTCGATGCCTGGCGAGGGGCATTGGTACGAATATTATAAGCAAGAGGATGTTCCTTACTATAAGGAAGATGATGACGGAAATCGTCGTTGTAACCTGTTGCGTTCTCCGTACTGCGACAACAGCGACTCCTTCTGCGATGTGGACGCGAACGGCACCGCGGGCTACGGCAGCGCCAGGTTTTCCGGTGGCCTCGCCCCCGCTTTCAGTTCCTAATCTCAAATCAAATAAAATCCGTCCTCGAAAGAGGACGGTTACATGGGGACATAGCTCAGTTGGGAGAGCGCCTGCCTTGCAAGCAGGAGGTCGTGAGTTCGATTCTCATTGTTTCCACCAGATCGTGCCATGTTGGTTATGTTGGCGTTTGTGCGGTTCAGTTCATTACTTGACTGCTATTCCAGCTAAAAACCTATCGGCTGCAGACGAGGTTCTACGGACGCATGGTCTATTTCGGAGTATAGCTCAGTAGGTAGAGCGCACGACTGATAATCGTGAGGTCGAAAGTTCGACTCTTTCTACTCCGACCATAAAATTAAATATGGGGCAGTAATGGGTTCGACGGGGTTTTGATAGGACGAAATACGCAGGTATGGAGACCGCCTAAGGCTCAAACAAAAATGAAATGACAACGATTCTATTGTGGTTATGATTCATCCCGCTCTGTATGCTGTTATGGAGGGTATTGCTGCTTAATTGCAGTTGATGAATGCTTAAACGATGCACTTTTAGTCTGGGTAAGCATCTGCGGTAATAAAGAATCAGACTGACATTGCAGTTTTCCTTATCACTGTGAAAAGAAATAAGGTGGTGGAGGTCGCAAAACTGGTGCGGCTCTGAGCTGGCTGATAGCACCACGCAGCTCGTCTTAGGACAAAATGCAAATTGTTATCTATTGCGTAAGAATGTTTTGTTCATGTAGGAATTTCGGACAGGGGTTCGATTCCCCTCTGCTCCACGGCATCAGGAGAGAAGCCTGCTCGTGGCGATGCTGCTTTTACTGATTCTCTCAAAAGCAAATCTGGGTATAGCTCAGTAGGTAGAGCGCGTGATTTGGGATCACGAGGTCGCTGGTTCGAGACCAGCTACTCAGACCATAAAAGGCACACGCAGCAACTTTGGAGGATTTTCTTGCGGATAATAGAAAGTACATAAGTGCCTTGCAGTTGTTAGAGACGCTTACAGCAATTTCAAATTTCTATACATAAAAGATGAGTTTGATTTTATCTATTGGGTGTAAATGATGTTGCGTCTCGGTGAGAATATTGGTTCGTAGCTCAATGGTAGAGCATCCGACTGTTAATCGGAGGGTTGTAGGTTCGAGTCCTATCGTTCCAGCCATATTGGTGTCACAACGTACTGCGACTTAATGACTGTCTGAATGGATGACAGCGCCAATTTTACTTAGCGGAGTGTAGCAGTGGTAGCTTACCAGCCTCATAAGCTGGTGGTCGTTGGTTCAAATCCAACCTCCGCCCCCATGCCCGTCCACATAAGAGGTGGTTACTCTATAAACCATAGTGGGAATGAAACCGTCATGTCTGGCAGTGATGACTTTTTGCAAGATTTTAGAGTAAAACCTTGCTGCGACCCAACAGCATAGAGTTGGAGGCAAGGCCAATGCCTTGAATTGGCCTATTTGTCCGGTTAGCTCAGCAGGTTAGAGCATCTGCCTTACAAGCAGGAGGTCGGCGGTTCGATTCCGTCACGGGACACCACGAGTCATTATTAAGACAACTAAGACTCTAAAAAATGATTGTCTTCTTTGTGTGGGTATGATGTTTAACGGCAAGCATTTCTGCCTTCCAAGCAGACTGTGCGGGTTCAAATCCCGCTATCCACTCCACTCCGAACATTTGTGACATCTCTACTTGACAAATTGGTTTGGAGAAATGCTATGATCGCAGGCATTCAATAATCGTCGAACCTTTTGAGAGTTGGTAATCTCACGGTAGTCCACAGCCCGTCAGTGGATGTAGAGCCAAGTGGAATATAACCTGTCGTATGAGATGGTCGCATCTCTTGTTGTATGGCGACGGCTATATAATTGCGATGGGAAATATGCGGGTATGGCGGAACTGGCAGACGCGCCAGATTTAGGATCTGGTGGGCAACCGTGCAGGTTCGATCCCTGTTACCCGTACCACGAAGAGCGCATACAGCAACCTTATTTATGGAATCAACTTTTAACTGATCAGCCAAACAAGGCGCTCTGTAATTAAAATATGCTGGCGTGGTGGAATCGGCAGACGCGACGGACTCAAAATCCGTTGGTAGAGATACCGTGTGGGTTCAAGTCCCACCGCCAGCACCATATGCGTCAGTAGCTCAATCGGATAGAGCAGAAGATTTCTAATCTTTAGGCTACGGGTTCAAGTCCTGTCTGGCGTACCAAATCAATATTGGGGTATAGCCAAGCGGTTAAGGCACGGGACTTTGACTCCCGTATCGTTGGTTCGAGTCCAACTACCCCAGCCATTTATATGCTCCCATCTTCTAATCGGTATAGGAAGCCGGCCTCTCAAGTCGGCAATACGAGTTCGAGTCTCGTTGGGAGTACCATTTTTATATGGTGCGTTGGACGAATTGGTAGAGTCACCGCCCTTTCACGGCGGAATTTAAGGGTTCAAATCCCTTACGCATCACCAACACGAAAGAGGTGTAAACTATGCCGCGAAAAGCAAGTTTATTATCAGTTGATAAAGAACGAAAGGTTGTAAAGAAAATTCCAGCATCAGATTGTGGAACTGGCGTTTTATGCAAGACCAGATCTGGAAAGGAATATCGCATTTCTCAGAATCCAGAAAAACACAAGCACACATTATGGTGTATTGTTGATGGTGGTTTTGAGAAGATTGCAACTGCCGATAGTCCATATGACTTATACCCTCTTGTAGATTGGGATAAATAAACGGCGTATTAGTTCAGAAGAGTAGAACGCCGGCCTGTCACGCCGGAGGTCACGGGTTCAAGTCCCGTATACGTCGCCACATATATGAGGTTGGTGTAAATGGTAGCACTGCGGTCTCCAAAACCGTAAATAAGGGTTCGACTCCTTTACCTCATGCCAAAAAGACACTTACAGCGATTTGTTTAATGAAACATCCTATTACAACCTCCATTGTATCACCACCCCTTTCCTTTTCCTTACAAGTGTCTTGTTTTATACTGGCGTAGCTCAGAGGAAGAGCAGATGACTCTTAATCATAAGATCGTGGGTTCAATCCCCACCGCCAGTACCAAGTGGTTTTTCATGGTCGCTAATGCGGCCTTATATGGGGGAGCGCCAGAGTTGGAGAGCTGGGGCGGACTGTAAATCCGTTGCCTTCGGGCTGAGTTGGTTCAAATCCAACCTCCCTCACCAAAGCGTGTCGCACCACGCTTTATGAGGTGCGAGATCATATGATTCTGGCCTGCATATGGGCGGCTTAGGATGGATGGGTATGGCTATTCCCGTCGAAATACATATGAAAGCCAGTTATACGGCGGAGTGGTCGAGTCTGGTTTATGGCGCTTGTCTTGAAAACAAGAGGCGGTGATGAGCCGTCCGTGGGTTCAAATCCTACCTCCGTCGCCACACATGACAAAAGCCGCCCGAATGGGCGGCTGGTAGTCACTTCTTTTTTAGGAGTATGTTTATCATATCACACACAACCGCAGCTTCATCATCGGACAGACTGGATATGTCGATAAATCTTTTATCTTCACGGCAGAGCATATAGTCTACTGTCACGCCAAATAGCGTAGCGATCTTCACAAGAACTTCGTAGGATGGAAGTCGGATGTCCGTTTCGTATGAGGACACCATTGAGGCTGTTACTCCTATTCTTTCTGCAACCTGCGCCTGAGTTAAATGTTTTTCTTTGCGCAGTTGTTTTAATCTTTGAGAAAATTCAACCATGACGCATAGCCTCCTTTTCTATCAGTTTACACGAAAGAGCCTTTCCGATAGAAATGTTTGTTATACATAATGGTTCTATATGGGACGATAGCTCAGATGGAAGAGCGGCAGGTTGAAGCCCTGCGCGTCGAAGGTTCGATTCCTTCTTGTCCCACCAAAGCCAGAAATGGCAATTTGCTCTTTATGAGCTTCTATTGGGAACGTATGCCCTCCGTGAAAAGCGGACGGACTGGCAGACCGAAAGCACTGCTACTCTAATGGGAGTTACCAACTGAGTTAAAATAAGTGGGGAAACCGTGCAAACCGGAACTAAATAAGCGTCAGTAACTCAGTGGGTAGAGTAGTCGCCTTTTAAGCGACAAGTCAAGGGTTCAAATCCCTTCTGGCGCACCAAATGAACTCAGAGTGCTTTGCTCTGAGTTTTTTGTTTTATGGAAAGGAGGTTGAGACATGGCAGGAGAAGTAAAAAGAAATACACGTACTAAAAAGTCTGCATCTGCTGAGAAAGCATATTTGAACGATGACGGTTATCCGTTTCATTGTACTTCTTGTGGCAAGGGATTTATGAGGCAAAAAGATAATTTCAATGTGTCTCCATCTCCGTACTATGCAAGAAATAATGGTTATTTGCCTATCTGTAAGCGCTGCTTAGAAAAGTCATTTGATTACTACACAGATGATGTTTTTAACGGTGATCAGGATAAGGCGATGGACTTTTTGTGCGCTACCATCAACACATGTTTCGATGAAACGGCTTGGACAAATGCAAAAAAGAGTCCGCCAAACAAAAGCCGTGTCAGCGCTTATTTTTCAAAACTGAATCTTGCGCAGACGAAAGGTGTGTCATATGCAGATACTATTTTGCTGCGAAGAGCCAATAAGGTTGAAAATGCAACTTCTGTGCAGCAAGTAAAAGATAATCCTAAAATTGAAGTGCCTATTGAAACCATTCGTCTATTTGGTCTTGGTTTTAGTGAGCAAGACTATGAGGTTTTGAAGTTTGAATACGATGATTGGGTGAGCAAGTATGGCGAACCTGAGGATAAGCGTCAAGACGAGCTATACAAGAGTATTTGTTATTTGAAATTGCAGCTTCAGAAGTCCGTTCAGAATGGCGATGCTGGTATTGGTGCGTTGGCTAAAACTTATAAAGAGTATATCAATGCTGCAACTACCGAGCTGGAGGATCGCAAGCAGAAGAAAGAAGACTCTGTGAAGTTAGATCCTCTCGGTGTTTGGATCAGCGATATTGAGAAATATACGCCGGCTGAATACTACAAAGACAAGGATCTTTACAGAGATGCGGACGGTATTGGTGGATATGCAAGCCGTTTTATTTTCCGCCCATTAAAGAACTTACTTACTGGTTCAAAGGAGCTTGATAAAGAATTCAATCTCTCCAAGGAGGATTGAGTATGGATAATATCAAGCGAATGGATGAGCGGCAAGCTACTTTACATGAGCATTTTCCGTCAACGCATTATTTGCATAAGCCAGAGAATGTTATGCGACTTATGGAATGGATCACATTCTATCGTCGCAACCCATCAAGATTTGTAGAGCATTATTTTGGAATTGTTCTTCATCTATATCAACATATTATCTTGTATTTGATGGAGTTCGTTCCGAGCTTTTGTATTGTTGCTGCGCGATCTGCGGCAAAATCATTTCTAATTGCCATCTTTGCTTGTAAAGAGGCTATTTTGCGACCTGGGGCGAAAATTGTTGTTGCGTCTGCAACCAAGAAGCAAGCTCGTCTTATTGTGTCTGAGAAGATCAAAAAGGAGCTTATACCAAAATCACCGTTGTTGGCCGCTGAGATTGATAGTTTCAAAGATAACCAAAATGAAATTGAAGTGATTTTCAAGAATGGCAGTTCCATTGTTGTTGTTGCTGCAAATGAAAATGCTCGTGGTTATCGTGCGACTGTAATGATCTACGAAGAATTCCGTATGATTGTCAAGAATATCATTGATAGTGTTCTTTCGCCGTTCCTATATATCCGTCAGGCTGATTATCTGAAGCTTCCAGAGTATTCTTCTATGGTCGAAGAACCAAAAGAAGTTTATATTTCTTCTGCGTGGTATCAAAGCCACTGGATGTGGAAGCTCATCCAGACTCTTACTAAGGATATGTTTACAGATGGTTCTTCGTGCGTAATTGCAATGGATTATAGCATTGCGCTGAAGCACAATATCAAAACGAGAAACTTCTTGATCAAAGAACGGAAGAAGCTCGATCCGATTTCTTGGGCGATTGAGTATGAAAACCAGATGATTGCGGAAAATGCAAAATCTTTCTTCAATTATGAACAGCTTAATCGTAACCGTAGATTGAAGAGAGCTTTCTATCCAAGAAGAAATGACGAAGCGCTTTTGAAGCAGAAGAACAAGTATGATATTCCAAAGCAAGTTGGCGAAATTCGTATTTTGTCTTGCGATATCGCTATGGAGGGCGGTAACGCCACCGATAACTCTATTTATTCTTGCATTCGTTTACTTCCGGAGAGCCAAGAGTATAAAGTTATGGATACTCAGGGTGAACATATCGAAGTAAAGCGTGGATATAGACGGCAAGTCAGTTATATGGAGGCTGTTCATGGCGGCGAAACAACCAAGCAGGCCATTCGTATTAAGCAGCTATACACTGATTTCAATGCGGATTACTGTGTTTTGGACGGTCGTAATGCAGGTATTTCCGTTTACGATATGCTTGCTAAGGTTCTATATGACGAAGAGCGCAATATGGAGTATAAGCCTTGGAAATGTATGAATGATGAGAAAGTTGCTAATCGTATTCAGATCGCTGGAGCAGAAGAAAATGTTTACATTATCAAAGCACAGCTTGAAACGAATAGCAACATTGCTGAGTCAATGAGAAATGCTTTGAATTCCGGAATGATTGACCTATTGATTAGTAATACTGAGGCAGTTGATGAAATTGCAAACTTTATTCCTGAGTATGCTACTGCCGATGTGGATACGCAGCTCTTCTTTGAGCGACCATATCTTGAAACGGTTGCCCTTATCAATGAGATGATTGATCTGGAATATGAGCGTGGAGAACAGACAGGGCTTATTAAGATTGTAAACAACAACAACCGTAAAGACCGCTATACTTCGGTTTCTTACGGTAATTATTTTGCTCAGATGCTTGAACACGATATGTTGTCGGATAGTTCAGAGTATGAGTATGTACCACTATTTAACTGAAGGAGGTGAGAAGATTGCCAAATAATAAAAGACGCTTTCCATTCTTCTGGAAAACCAACGAAGTATACGAGGAAAATTCAGCGCCGCAAGATCCTACATATGAGTTCAACACGAATTTAGAAACTGCGTATATTCGGATGCTACAAAGTTCTGGTCGTATGCCATATACGATTCAGGAAATCAGAACATTTATTAGAAATCCAATGGCGAATATTGAATCCATCAGAAATTTAGCGCATTGGGCTTATTATTCTAATGGCGTTGTTGCAAGCGGAATTGACTATATGCGGACGATGCACACGCTTGATGGCGTTATTGTCAGCAGAGCAAAACGAGCTGACGGTAAAAGACCGCGTAATTATCGTATAAACAAACAAAAGATGGAGGCAACTCTTCACACCATTCGATATAAGCAAGTAATCCGTGATGCCATTTTTAAGAATGCAAACGATGGTATGTATGTAGCTTATTTTGAGACAAATTATGCTACGCCAGATTATCGTACTGCTTTAACGGATTATGAAATTCAAAATATCACAGAAATCAATGCGATTGGCATGAACGCAATGGTTATTCCTCTTCCTATTGATTATGTGAGAATTATTGGCCGCAGAAACAATAGCTATCAGGTAGCTTTTGATCTGCGGTATTTTTCTAATCTGAGTGAAGATGTCAGGAAAAGAAAGCTTGCTGGATTCCCGAAAGAAATTCAAGAGGGATATCTTGCATATGAAAACCAGACGATTGATGCTCCGTGGCTTCGTCTCAATAACAACAAAACGATTGTGACCAAAATCAAGAGCGAAATTACAGATCCGTTCGGCATTCCATTTGCGATTGCTGCTCTGGATGATGTGAGTTATGCGCAGTATTTTGTAGATACCAAAAGAAATGTTCTGGATTCAGTCAACAATCAGATTGTGTACGAGACTTTTCCAGAGGGAAAAGAAAAAGGAACATCTGCTCTAAGTGAGAAGCAACAGAAACAGCAGCACGATCTTGTGAAGAATGCGCTCGCCAGCAAGAGCAGAAATTCGAGCGGCACATCTTTCTTCTCTCTTGCAGCCGGCACAAAGTTGGACAGTATCTCTCTCGATGTTTCTCTGCTGGACGAGAAGAACGAGAACTCCATTATTGATTCTGTAAACAAGGATCTTGGCATTAGTGCAAGTGCATTGGATGGAAGCAGTACAGGTAACTATTCTACGGCAAATTTGAATTTGGAGCTTGTTTCAGCCAATGTGTATTCATGGATTGAGGACATTGTTGATGAGCTGAATAAGTGTATCAATCAGAACATCATCAGTGATGCGAGTTGCCGTGTTGAGCTATACATCCTTCCAATTACGATGGTGAATAAGAACAACATGGTTGGATATATGGAGTCGCTATATGCTCGCGGTAAGGGTAGTCTATATGCCTGGATTGCGGCGACAGGCTTTAATCCCGATAATTACATTGCTCTTATGGATCACGAGCTGGAAGAAGACTTTGAGAACAGATATCCGGTACATAAGACTTCCTATACGATGTCGAGTGATGACGGCGGAAGACCATCTACGGATAGTGACAATCCATCTTCTGTTCAGCAAAAGACAAACGGCGGAAATAATACGCCAAAACCATCGGCGTAATTAGGAGGTGGGGAAAATGAACGGAGACCGTTTTATGGGTCGTATTTTTGAGCTTTCTAATGAACGGCAAATTACTGGTCGTAGAAAGATCAAAATTGTATTACACGAGATTTTCCCATCTCATGATGTATGGCAGGAGAACGGAATTTCTTGGGATGAGGAATACACAGCACAGAACATCGAGTCTGTTACGAATATGTCCATCTGTGTTGAATTCCTAAGCGAAGAGCGACGTCTTCCGTATGGGCATGGCTTGACCGATATTAAGGACAATATGCCATATATGGAGGATGCAACTGTGGTAGGCCATTGCGAGAAAGGCTATATCACAGATATTGAAATCGACGGCGAAACAAAAAAGGTGCTTGTCGGTGAGGGATATATTGACGAAATGCGGTATCCAAAGTTCGTTGCGTGGTTGGCTGAAAAGCTAAAGAATGGCAGCGTAAAGGGATCGGTTGAAATCGTTGGTCGCCCAGAAAATGATAATCGTATTATTTACGATGGCGGTTGGAAAGAGTATGGCAGAATTCCTCAGATTTATGATTATAGTGGATATGCCATTCTTGGTATCAGACCGGCAGATGATACCGCAATCGTTGTTGAGTTAAATAATAAATTGGAAAACAGCAAGGAGGAAACACCTATGGACGAAAAGGTAATGGGACAATTCGTCGAGCTTGTGAAGACTTCTGTTACTCAGACAATTACTGAGCTTAATAATAAAGGCGAGCAGTATGAGGGGCAGATTTCCGAGTTGAACGGTCAGTTGGCCGCAAAGGATGCGGAAATCGCTGAGCTGAATGAGAAGCTTGCGACGGCACAGGCGGATTTGGCCGCAAAGGATGAGGCTATGGAAGCACAGACTTCTGAACTGAATTCTTTGAAAGAGACAAATGCTACTTTGGAGAAAGAGAAGAAAATCGCTGAGCTAAATTCTGCTCTGTCAGAGTTCAGCGCTGAGGAACAGGCTCTTGCGCAGGCTGAGATTGATGCGTTTAAGGCTGATCCTACAACTGTTGAGATCAACAGTATTACCAGTAAGATTTGCGTTGAGATGGTTCGCAAAAACAAGGAAATTCACAACGCTGAATTGAACAATGGCGCACCGGATATCTTTGGAGGGGTTTCTTCTCCTGAGGATAAAGGCGACGTAGATATCTTTGGTTAATAAGGAGGATAATAGAAATGAAGTACAAGACTATTGGTGCATTTAAGAATGTACAGAATGTGCCTTATTGCAAGGCTGCTTCTGATATGAAGGTCGGCATGGGCGTTATTTTGGATCGTGTTGCAAAGACAGCAACTCTTCCTGCATCCGAGGACGATGCAAAGAAGGTCGTATACATCGTTACCAATATCAATGATAAGCCTGAGTTGCACAACAGCCCTGAGACTTATGTTGTAAACGAGGGCGAGTATGTTCGTGCCGATGATCTGAGAACAGTAAATGGTCTCGAAATTGAGTTTGCTGCTTTTGAAATCAATGGTGGCACTACTGGCTTGGCGGCTGAGGATCTGTTGGTGTTTGGCACTGATGGTAAGATTGTTAAGGCTGCAAGTGCAGATGGTTATGCTGTTTGCTTCAAGGTAATTTGCAAGACTCCATATATGGACGATGGTATTCTTGCTGAGATTGTTGCGCAGTAAGAATAGGTATAGGAGGAAAAACAAATGGATAACATTTTTGAACTAAACACCGTCAACAATGTTAAAGATGAAGTTGGCGCTTCTAAGGTAAAGCCCACATCTCCGGTGGTTGAGGTTTTCTCTGCGTTGGTGCAGGGCAAGAGCCTGTCTTCTTTTGATGGCAAGGTCGTTGATAAGTCAGTTGAGCATATCAAGGATCTTGCTGGTCGTGCTATCGACGGCGATCATCAGGCTGTTTCTGAGCTGAACGCCATTCAGCGTTTTGCTATTGAGCCTAAGTTGATCGAGGCTATTAAGATCTTCAATTTCATGGGTACATACAAGAGCGTTCCTTATGACACTGTTCCTATGATGAAGACCTATAAGTACGAGAGCATTGATTCTCGTTTCCAGGCTTCAAGCGGTGATGTGCCTTTTGCTACTCACAGCTTCCGCGAGTATCCTATCGGCACTCAGACCATTTCTTCTGGTTATGCTGTAGATTATCGTGAGATGCAGAGCGGCAACTTTGATGGCACTATTGCCGAGGGCATTTCTCAGGTGCAGATCGACATGCAGAACAAGGCAGTTTACTATGTCATTGCAAAGCTGTACGATGCACTGAAGAACGCCAAGGGCGTGAAGCACTTTGCTGAGAACAGCGGTGTTACGCAGACTGCTGTTGATGAAATGCTGAAGAAGATGCGTCGCTATGGTCGTGTAAACATTTGCGGCGATTATTCTGTCGTATCTCAGTTCAACGATTTTGCTGGTTATAAGACTTTCGGTGCGAACACCATTCCGTTTGGTGCTGACGCTGTTGCCGAGGAAATCCGCAAGACCGGCCTGCTGAGCTTCTACAATGGTTCTCACATTGTTGAGCTACCTAACGCTCTGGACTTCACTCGTATGAATGCCGACAAGACTTCTTACGAGCTGTATATGCCACAGGGCTTGCTATTCTTCATTCCTCAGGGCAAGGTTGCTCCGTTGCAGATCTTCCGTCGTGGCGGCATGACCACTATGACAGGTGATGATATTGTAACCCGTCAGCACTTGACTCGTTTCGATATGGAGATTGGCGCTGGTGTTGCTGAGGGCATGGAGGATCAGATTGGTCTTCTGTCCGACACTAACTTTGAGGTTCCTTCTCTTTAATTAGGAATTAGTTAGATAATATAAAGGAGGGAGGAACATCCTCCCTCCTATTTCATAACAAGGAGCGAAAGTAAATGGAACTAACCGATAAGGTTTTAATTGATAATTTGTGTAGCTGGCCTCTATACTTCCGCCGCCTAAATGGAGTGGGAGATATTCGGATTCCAGCAAAGGTAACTGGATTTGCCATGCTGGATGTTGCAGAGGTACAGATGCAGATTCAGTCTGGGAACAGAATGTTTGTTGGCAACGATCCGTCTCGTCCTGGTGATCATGCTCGTTTGTTTATTCAAAATGATGCGCAGCGTAAGGCGTTGTTTGGTTATGCCGACACCGCAGACGATGTTCTTGTCTTGAATGCTGATTCTGTGCGAGAGCTGCTTGCAATCAGAAAGAAAGATGAGTTTAACGCTCGTCTTGAGGCTCTTGTTACTAATGATGCTGAAAAGAAAATGATTGCGCAGATCGCAAAGGAAAATGGCGGAGATGATGTCGCTGCCTGGAAGATGGACGCAATCAATAAGCTTGCTGAGTCAGTCACTCTTTAATTAAGGAGGTTTGGGTATGGAGAAAACTACTTTTGAAGAGATCGAGACCAGCTTTCATTCCATGCCTTTAACTAAGTATATTATTCCGACAGCGTTAGAGCAGGAATGGTTAAAATCTGCGGTCGCAGATTATGAACTCGATTTGAGTTGTGATCTTGAATACGACGAAGAGAATCATTGCTTCTCTTCTGTATTGGATCGGCAAACAGTGCGTGTTCTTGCTCTCATGATGTATGTCAGCTATTTACAAAGAGAGCTTAGTCGTGTAATGGCGCTGAATGGAATTTATACAAAGGATGTTCAGATCACTGGTGCTGACGGAACGAAAAGAGTAACGAAGCAAGAACTTGAATTTGAGATTGGGCGCGTAAAAGAACGACTGCATAAACTAAAACAACACTGTTTTGACTAAGGAGGTGCTTGTATATGCCTATTGAGTGGTATTTGATGAAGCAGCCTACTTATAACAGTGGTTTTGAGGGCGATGAGTTTGCGAATTATGCCTCAGATGGGTTTGAGGAAATTTTAGAGTCTGAGCTTGCTGATGATATTGAGATTTTTGAAAAGAGTCTCAGTGTTGAGCCGGTGAAGACACGAGCAATCATTCAGGGTGTGACGAGCGATACCTATAACAATAGTGTTATGCGTCAATTTATTTGTCGTATTGGGACGCTTCGAGCAGGTCAGTATATTAAGGCTCGTGGTCAGTATTGGATGGTTTATTCCCTCCCAGATAATAACAAGATGTATGAAAAGGCGATTGCGTGGCAGTGCAAGTACTCTATCTACTTTATTTCGCCAGTTACAGGCAAAGCGGTTGAGTATCCTGTCTACGATATCAATAGTACGCAGTATGGTTCTGGTGAAACTACTAAAACACATATGACTATTGGTACTTCGCAGCATCTTGTTTATATCCCATATAATTCTGAGACAATTATGCTCGATAGTGGTTTTCGGTTCTTGATTGATAAAAACCGAGAAGAGCCGACCGCATATCGTCTTGCACAGGTGGACTCCGGAGGTTATTCGTGCGGTGCTGATGATGGACTGCTGCAGTGGACGATTATTGAAAGTCAGTATGACAAAGAGACTGATAACAAAGAACTGATGATTGCCGATTATTATGGCAAGTCGATTTATTCTAAGCCAGAAGATCCCAAGGAAGGATATTCTATCACATTAACTACGGATTCGTCCGGTAATAAGGTTACATTTGGTGAGGATATTCGTGTCGATCTGCACTGTTTCAAGGATGGTGTTCCCATTGATTCTTTCGAGGTCAATGCCAGTCTGACAGACGGTAATGAATACGGTGAGATTAAAGAAGTTGGAGACGGATACATTATTGTTCGTGCGCTAAATAATCGAGATTATATTGGTCAGGAAATTACTCTTGAAGCGAGCAATGATGAGTATGGTGTTAGTGCGTCGATTATTCTAACGATAGGACGGTGGTATTGATGTATTTATCTGAGATACCGAGATATAGAGATGTCGTTATGGAGAGGATTTGTAAGTGCGACGCAATTATTGATTTGATTCGGCCTGAGGATCAGCCAGATATGAAGGCTTCCGACATGGCTTATAAATACATTTTTCCATATGACTACATTGTGGATAAGACCACAGAGGTAGGTACATATCTGTGTTTTGATGTTGCTGCTCCGCGTATTATCGACCATGCTTTTTCTGATTTCCGTATTTACTTCTGGATTATTTCTCATGAAAGAGCAATGCGTACACCGAAGGGGCTTGTGACAGATCTTCTGTCTTGCGAAGTAGACAAGCTTATGAATGGTAGTCGAGAATTCGGTCTTGGCAGAGTTGAGCTTATGGGATGGGATCGTTTTACACCTGCTGACGATTTTCATGGGCGTTCTCTTACCTATCGCACTGTTGACTTCAATCGGGAGTGATGCAAGGTGGATAAAAGAGACTTGAATTTACAGCTCTGTTCGGATGATCCGATTTTTGTTGGCGGAGTACCTATCTATCCTATTCCAATTAGCGAAATTGCTAAGATTGGATATATGAGATTTAACGCCGAGGTTCGTTTGCTCTGTTTGAACGAAAGTGATATCAGCGCAATGACCGGAAGCGATATTTCTGATATTGGCGTTTTCAAATATCTGGTTGCAAACGCAATGCGAGACCGAGGGCTTATGGACACGATTTTGTTTTGGCTCTCTATTATCACGCATAGCAGAATGAAATTTTCTTCCCGTAATCTATGTTTTACTTGCGGCGCATTCAACATCACACAAGAAAACTTTGATGAGGTACAAGCTGTTATTAGACTTCGTAATGGCTTGCAAGACATTGAAGAAGAGGAAGAAAATCCAGATAACGAAGCTGCTCGTCGCGTATTACAGCGCAGAAAAGAGGAACGGTTAAAGCGAAAACGCTTGAAAGAGGTCGATGAAGAGTCTGCGATTACACTTGCTGATTTGGTCAGTATTTTAGCGAGTGGATTTGGCTTGACGATGGCGGATGTAATGAAATATGACATCTACCAGTTCAATGATCAATTCAATCGTCTAAAAATTATGGACGATTATGAAGTCAATGTTCAGGCACTACTACATGGTGCTAAGAAAGAAAATGTTAATTTGACTCACTGGATCACAAAAATTAAACACGATCCTGAGTAATACGGCAGTCTGGATTATTCCAGGCTGTTTATTTTTTTAAGGAGGTACATACATGTCTAACGCAAAATTTGGCGCGAAGGAAGTCATGGACGTTGTTCTTTATGACATGGAGACAGATAAGCCGGTTATTCAGTTTGATAGTCTAAAGACTTCCAGCATTAGCGTAACCTCAGAAAAGGTTTACGCACGAGGCGGTAAGGGCAATCCGAAGCTGATCACATGGGAGATCAATAAGGAAGCAACTTTGACTATTGAGGATGCTTTGATTTCTCCGAAGTCTATGGAGCTTGTGTCCGGCATCGCTCGTAAGGTTGGCGTTCAGACCATTCGCATGAGACAGACAACCGAGTACGAAAACGGCGAGAACAAGGGTAAGATGTATCCTTTGAAGGCTGATGCTACCGGTAAGATCGCTCTGGCGTTTGCTCCGAATACCGATGTAAGCAAGATCTTGGTTTATCCGTTCGATTCCGACTGTGAAGAAGATGCCCTGTTCGATATGGCCGGCGCAACTCTCGATAAGGAGAACAAGACTCTTACCATCGAAGCAGCTAAGGAACAGCATGTCGTGGTTTACTACGACTACGATAGTGAAGCTACTGCCGAGACCTATGTAATTGACGCTGAACACTTCAGCGGTACTTACAAGCTGGTTGGTGATACCGTACTTCGTAATCAGAAGACCGGTAAGGATGAGGCTTTCCAGGTTACTATTCCAAATCTGAAGTTCACTTCTAATTTGGAGCTTGGTTTTGCTGCCGAGGGCGATCCTTCTACCACTACATTTGAGTGCGAAGTCATGCGCGACACCGATACTGGCGCGATGATTCAGATGGTGAAGTATTAAGGTGTTAATCACTTCGGGAGGGCGATTTGCCCTCCCGTTCTTCTATCAACAGGCAAGGTGAAAATATGAGTAAGAACAAGATTTTTGTATGCGATGTGTTGCCTTGTGCTGGTGATCTGGATGTGGTTGTAGCGCTCGTTGAAGACGGAGAAACAACGCGAGAAGTACAAATCTGCATTCCGAAATACTGTGATATTTCCAAGTGTATTGGCGAGGAAATTTATTATGAAATCAAGAATGGGCGTGTGCGTCTCTCCGCAGTACGATCACCAAAACATGAGGTAGATGATCCTACGCAGGATATTGAAAGTGGAGAGGAATAACCTCTCCCTTTCTTTTGCTTTGCGAAGGGTGATGATATGAAAATTTTATCCATAGACCAGGCCAGAAATGGTGCTTGGGCTGTTTTTGACTATGAAACGAAAAAGCTCGAAACATATGGGACTTTTTCTTTTGGAAATAAGGATTATACATACGCAAGAGCGATTCTTGCTATTGAGAGTTTGGTCGATACGATTATCAAGACATATAATATTTCGGCTGTGTTTATCGAAGATATTCAGCTTCGTGTAAATGTACAGTCTTTCAAAAAGCTTGCGCAGCTTCAAGGAGTCCTCATAAATCTCTTTGAGAAAAATGAATACTTGTACGATTTCATTGCTCCAACTCAGTGGCAAAACTACTGTAAAGCAAGAGGACGGAGCAGTAAGGAAATCAAAGATAAAATTAGAGCCTTGGAAGCGTCTGGAAAGAAAGAGTCAAAAATTCTCTCTATTCAAGCGGCGAAAGAAATGTACGGAATTGATACGGACAATGATAATCTGGCCGATGCAATTATGATTGGGCATTTTGTAATTAACAACTATGACATTCGGTCAAATCAAGATGACCAAATCAAAATTGAGAAACATGAAAAATAATCTTAGAGAGGATGCTATAAATGGCAAAGAAGACTAATCGTGTTTCAATTAACGCGCTTGAGCGTTTTTGTAAGGAGACAACTCCGGATATTATGCAGCGTACATTTTCTATTGGTGATGAGACTATTACATATGAGGTAAAATTCCGTCTTACATTGGAAGAGTCTATGCGTTTTATTGAGGATGTTGTAAAAGAAGCTATTATGCCGAATGATGGTATGATTGTTCCGCTCGCACAGAGCTATATCATTGGAAAGAACATTCTCATTTACTATGCGAATTTTACGATGCCGAACGATGAAAGTAAGGCGTATGAGCTGGTGTTGGGTGCAAACGGTATTATTGGCGATATTATCGGGTGCATTGACAATGCGCAATATCAGATGCTCTTAGCTGGTGTTCGTGACAGAGTTAATTTTGAGACGCAGAAGATGTTATCTGTGCAAGAGCAGCGTGTCAATACATTGGTTAGTGAGATTTCTCGTTTTGCAGAGCAGATGGACAGTGTGTTTGGCAATATCAGCGGAGAACAAATGGCCGGTTTCATTTCGAGCATGAGTAAGCTTTCTGACACACAGATTTCTACTGAAGAGCTTGCGAAAGCTTTCGTTGAGAACGCGAAAGAAAACAACTGATAGCAATTAAAGCTATGTGTATTGGTTGACTTTAGCGGGCGATTTTCCTATAATACAAGCATGGTTATGTTGATTAGGAGGTGTGCCTGTGAGAAGAAGACCGAGACCGTTTATGCTGAGTGCATCGACTGGCGACGGAGCGGCTCTTGTTGTTATTGTTGGGTTGCTATGTCTCCCACTTTCTGCATTCGTCGCACTACCAGCGATGCTTCTTACCGCAAAGCTTGTCGATAGTAATATCAATTGGTTCGTTTTGGTTTTGATAGCACTTCCCGTTGTCGCTGCATCGGCTTGTTTCATAGCTACGCCGATATTGGCAATTGTAAGTTTTGCTGTGCTGATTGCCGCTTTGTATTTTGTTAGGCGGTGGTTAAAGCATTTGCCAGAGACCAGCCAGATTCGTTGTGAGTTTAAGCGTTTCCGAAAAATTGCAATATGTGCAACAGTTGTATGCTACATTGGTTTTTTAATTGTTTTATTATTAGAGAACTATACAACGATTATGACCATTATGACTTGTGCTACGCTTATTTTGCTCTTTGTCGTAATTGGTCTATTTAGTTTTGTGATGTTTTTAATGTTTGACGCTAACAATACATCTAAGACATGTGAAGAGAATCAAAACAAGATAAGCGATTCAAAATAAAATGACGAATAATTGATTTATGAGTATTGCGCCGGCATATGCCGGCGCTTTTCTTATTTTGGAGGAACGATATGCCGCAGTTCAAAAATACGGCTGATCTGATGGCATATTTGAAAAAAGCTGTCGATGAGTCTTTAACAAACGATGTATTTCCTGTTATTCGTGATGAAGAGGTCGAGGCAATTAAAGACATCGTTTATAGTATGGATACATCTGGATATTACCAACGCAGATATGATTTTGGTGGTATTGGAGATCCATATAATATTGTGATTAAAGGCGAGGTTGCAAAAAACGGTATTTTGTCTGTTATCAATATTACCGATCCAAACCCATATCTGAACGGTCGAAACGGAGACAGAGCTACGGTAAATAAGAATCTCCCGTATTTGATTGAGCATGGTCGTGGTAGATCTGGCGATCCTGGTTATGACTATTGGAGCAGACCGAAAGCCCGCCCATTTACAGAAACTACAATTGAGAGATTACAAGCTTCTGGCAAATGTACGCAGGCATTAAAACGAGGACTTATGAAGAAAGGCATCACGATTCGATAATCTGGTGTCTTTCTTTTCTTCATATAAGAAATTAGTTAAACAACTTATAAGTGAGGTGATTGTGCGTGGATGATCTGCAAATTCTATTAAAAGCCGTGATTGACGAGAACAGCCAGTCTTCACTTGATTCTAAGCTTGCAAGTATTGCTAAGTCTTTGAGTGAATCGCACACTGTAAAGCTGAAGGTTGGTTTTGATGAAGACTCCGTTAAAACGGTGCAGAGTCAGCTACAAACAATCGCCAAGCAGGTCGGTGGTGCAAACCATACTGGCACATATAAGCCGTTGCAGGTTTTTGATGCAACGCAATTAAAGGCTGACGGTCAGCGTTACTTTACGTCAGTCAAAGATATCGTTAGTCGGGCGCAGGCCGAATTCAGTAAGCTTGGCAAGACGGACATTACGAATGTCTTTAAGGATTCTAAGGGAAACATCCAAAGTTTCACTGCCAGCGTTACTAAGGCTGATGGCGTTGTAGAAAAGTTTAACTTTAATCTCGCAAAAATCAAAGATGGCGCTCAATCAATAAAAGGGTTTGTTCAAAGTAACTCTATTTTGACAGATAAAAACGCCGGTTCTAATTTGGAGCAGACGCTTAACTATCTAAACAGAATCAATACGAAAATTGCTGATATTACAAGCAAGACATTGACAAACACATCAAAGCCGTTGCTTGGTGATATGGAGCAGTTTAATCAGTATCAAGAAAAGCTGAATGCTGTAAAGGCTCGTATTGAAGAGATTAAGCAATCAAACACCACTCTTTCTTCTGAGCATAAGAGAGAGATTGACTCTATGGTTGCTGATCTTCAGCGCTATGCAAAGGAACTACAAACTTCTGCGTATGCTGCAACGGATTTGAAAGCAAATACTTTTGCAAATCAAAAAGCTGAGTTGCAGGCAAGTCTTGAAACACAGATCAAGAAATGGCAAAACGCCGGTATTTTCGGCGGTGATTTTAAGGCAAGCGTAGAAGAGGCTAAGACTGCTTTAGACAATGCACTAAATCCAAACGATCTTGACGCATATCGTCATAAGCTTGCGCTACTCGAACAACAGTTTAAGCAGATAAAGCTTGATAATACTGCCTCTGGGAAGTTATTGGATGCAGAAAAGCTAAATTCCAACATTCAAACAGCGCAGCTTAGAATTCAGAATCTAAAGCAGACATATAGTGCGTTTGTTTCCGATCCAAGCTTAATGTCAAAATGGCAACAGCTTTTTGATGAGTCGCAGATGGTTAGTTCTTCAAAAGAACTGACAAACCTAAATGCGAAAATTCGACTTTTCGAGCAGGAACTTATTAGCGCAGATAAACACAGTCAGTCTCTATTCGGAGAGCTGAAAAACAATATTGCAAAGATGGGGTCTTGGATGGTACTCGGCGGTGTTATCGCTGGTATCATGCGTGGTGTTACTGGTCTTTATGATGCTGTTGTCGATTTGGACACAGCGATGACCGAGCTGAAAAAGGTTACGGACGAAACTGATGAGTCGTATGACCGTTTTCTTTCTGACGCGGCACAAAAGGCAGTTGATATTGGTACGTCATATTCTGACTATGTAACTGCAACTGCTAATTTTGCTCGCCTTGGTTATTCGATGGCTGATGCTTCTGATCTTGCAGAAGTTGCTACAATTTATAGCGTCGTTGGTGATGAAATCAGCGATGTAAACGAGGCTACCAGCTCTATCATTTCTACAATGAAAGCGTTTGGTATTGAAGCCAGCGATGCAATGACCATTGTTGATAAATTCAATAAAATTGGCAATGAATTTGCTATTTCTTCTGGCGGTGTTGGCGATGCTTTGCAGCGTTCCGCTTCCGCTATGGCTGCGGCAAACAATACAATTGACGAGTCAATCGCTCTGATTGTTGCGGCGAATAATGTCGTACAAGATCCCGCTGCGGTCGGTACAATGTGGAAAACCGTTGCCATGCGTATTCGTGGTGCAAAGACTGAGCTTGAAGAAGCCGGCCTTGAAACCGAATATATGGCGGAAAGCACAGCAAAGCTTCAAGATCAAATCAAGGGTTTGACCAATGTTGATGGATCTGGCGGTTTTGATATTATGGCCGATGCTGATAATTTCAAGAGTACATATGAAATTATCCTTGGAATTAGCAAGGTCTGGGAGAAGATGAGCGATATCGACCAGGCTGCATTGCTTGAATTGCTGGCCGGTAAGCGTCAGGGCAACGCTCTGGCGGCGGCTATCGAAAATATGGACGATGCTGTTAGTGCCATGAACGCCTCCGTTAATGCGGAGGGTTCTGCTCTCGCTGAGCATGAGAAGTGGATGGACAGCATTGATGCGAAGCAGCAAAAATTCCAAGCTCAGTATCAGGCTCTTGCAAAGACTATTTTGAATAGTGATTTGATTAAGGGTGCATATGATGCTGGAACTGGATTGCTTGGTTGGCTCACAAAACTTATTGAAACGCTTGGTGCATTTCCTACGATTCTTGCTGGTATTACCCCATTCTTTGATAAGCTTCAGTTATTAAAAACAACCACATCGAAGAATTGGCTTGGCACTGGTACTGGCATTTCATTTGCATGGAATAGTGGAAAGCTTGAATTAGAAAATGATATTCGTCTACTTGATGAATACAAGACAAAGATTCAAGGTCTTGGCACATCAACAAGTGATCTGACACAACGTCAGATTGTATGGAACGATACAATTGGCCGTGGAAGTAGTTCGCTGAAAACGGCTGTCCATGTGACAGATGATGCTACGATTTCTACTGACGCATATCGTTCATCCATGACAAACGCATCTGCATCCACAACAGCAATGGGTGTTGCTTCAAAAGCTGCTGCCGTAGGCGTACAGGTGTTAAAGACCGCTCTGAATATGCTGATTAGTCTTGGTATTGGTCTTGCTATTTCGGCAATTGTTTCTGGAATCTCAAAACTAATTAACAAGGCTAAAGAAGCTCGTCAGGCTGCTGTTGAGGCTGGTACTGCCGCTGCGGAAGACGCACAAAAACTGTATGATCTCGCGTCTTCTTATATTGAGTTGAGCAACGCCGTTGAAGCTGGCACTGGATCGCAGGAAGACCTTATTGCTATTCAGGATGAGCTAATTGCCTATTTGAAAGATCAGGGCGTTGCCGTTGATAATTTGTCTGGTAGCTATGCAGATTTGCGAGACAATATTATCGACGCAGCCAGAACGCAGTTACAAACCGATATTTCAAAAGGTGTTCGTGCTGCTAATGTTGCCAAAGAAGATGCCGTAAAAGAGCTTGACGGATATTTCAATAGTCATAGTTTTTATTCTGCAACTGGTAAAGAAGCGGGAGACGCTATGGCGTATCTCAAAGAGCTTGGTTTTACTGGCATTGACGATAGTGGTAGCAAGGGCGGCGGAACAATCTTCCTTCCAAGCGTATATAGTTCAGATGGTGGCTTAAAAGATGTCACATTTGAAGATTTAGCGGCGAATTATAAGTATCTACAGGATGCGATGAACGCAGTTCGAGACAAATTCGGAAGTGAAAATCCGGTGTTTGAAGTTCTTGCTGATGCTTATAACGAATATGATGCTGCGTTGTCCGACGCGATTGATCAGATTGATAAAAACAATCAGATGATTGCGGAAGACGCTTTCCTTGCTGCTCAGAAGCTTGCGAAGCCAGAAAGTCTTGACCAGTTTGAAAAGATGCGCAAGGATTTGATTCAGCAGGTTCAGAACGATTTGAGTTTCGACGAGAATGGTACATATTCTGCTGAGGAACTTGTTGATAAAACGCTTGGTACGAATGACTACTATGCTGGTTTGCTTGACGAGTTAAATCAGCGTGAAAATCAGGCTAAGCAAGTCAACGAGAAAATGCAGGCTATTGCTGAGGCGTTAGTTCCAAAAAACTACGAACAGTATGAGCCTGGCACATCCGCACATTTCCATGAGTTAGACGCATGGCTTGCTGAGGCTGATGAAGTCAAAGAAAAGCTACGCGGTTTATCCGATGAGGAATTTGAGGTTGCTTATGATGCGGTTATTAACCAAGGCGCAACGACTTGGGATGATATCACCGCAGCAATCGAAAAGTATAATAGCGAACAGGAAGTAGCAAGGAGACATTCTGAACAGCTCAAGACCACGATTAAGAGCCTTTGGAATTCTGAAAACTTTGCTGACGCTAAGGAAGAGTTGATGACTCTTTCGACAACACTTGATGGTATCACAGCGGAAAATGTAAAGGAATTGGCTGAGGAAAGCGGAATTCTTGCTGGTGTTCTTGATGAAGACGGTATGAATGCGCAATTCCTCGCACATATCTTACAGGTTATGGCTGAGGGTGGCGATGGTGTTGCTCTTATTACAGAGCAGGCGTTGAAGCTCAACGATGCTCTTGATGGCATGGTAGATAAGTTTGATAGCGTAACTGAGGCGAAAGCACGGTACGATGCTGCCATGTCTGTCGAGGAAAAGGATACCGACTTTAAGTCTTATGCAGAAGCCTTTGAGGAACTGAATAAGCAGTTTGAAGCAGGCACGACCAACTCAAATGCTTTCTGGGCTGCGGCTGAATTCCTATTCGGTAGCGATCAGCTATCTACATGGGGATGGAGCGATGGTCTTGACGAAATCTACTCCGCGATGGAGAAAAACAAGATTGTGTTTGAGGACGCTGACAGTGCTGGTGCTGGCTTTGTTGAACGGCTATATCAGATGTCTCAGGCTGGTCAGTTAGTCAATGATCAGGGCGAAAAATTACTGGATATCAGTAAAGATTCTGATGGTGCTTATGTTTTCGATATTGATCCGGATAATCTGGACGCGATTGCCGAAAAGATGGGTATTACGACAGATGCGGTTCTTGCATGTCTGGAAGCCCTCTCCATGTGGGGAGATATTGATTTCTACGATATGAACGAGGTCGCAGATGTTATCGACGAAATTGGTCTATCTGCGGAGAATGCTGGAAAGAAAGCAATCAATGTTTCGGCACTTACCGATCAGCTTATCACTCTTGGTAAGACTGACAAGGAAATCTATGATATTCTGACAGGTTTACAAGACCTCGATGGCGTTGTATTGTTGGATGCAGAGGGCAGCATTGACGGTTTAACGAACAGTCTTACTAATCTTGGTTTAGCAGCCAGCGATGGTATCACGGTCAATGTTGATGCAGAAGCTCTTGCCCCACTTCTTTCTGAGCTAAACTTCACTAAGGAACAGGCGGAAAACCTAATCACAAAGCTTGGTGAAGCAGACGGTATTTCCCTCACAAATTCGCAAGGTGAAATTAAAGATACGACAGATGCGCTGGAGTATCTGAACGGTTTGGACTTTGCGACAGTAACTTCTAATGTTGATGGCGTTGCGCAGGCTGTCGAGGATGTTGACGATGAGACAACTGATAATGTTGTTGATCAGTTTAATAACATCGAAACTGCCGCAAGCGACGCAGAGACCGCAGTAAAGCGCGTCCAAACTGCTGTTCAGCATTTGGACGGTCAAACCGCTACGGTCACGATTGACACAAAGCGTAAGAGCGGCATTCTTGGAAGTATTTTCGGATATGCTTCTGGCACTGGTGCTGCACCGGCTGGCGATGCGCTGGTTGGTGAAGAGGGTGCTGAGCTTATCCAGTCTGGCGATAAAGCTTATCTTGCTGGTGTAAATGGCGCTGAGGTTGTTAATCTCAAGCAGGGCGACCGTGTTTACACTGCAGCTGAAACAAAGCGTATCGTACACGGGTCTGGCAAGCAGCTCAAGGGTGTTATCCCAGCTTATGCGAAAGGTCGAGTCCAGACAGGTGGATTGCATGTAGAGACAGGTAAGACCGGTTCAACCGGAACGCCGATCACATTCGACGCTACAGTCGAAGCGACAATTGACGATAAGACATTAGAAGAACAGCTTAAAGATAAGCTGGACGATTTGGAAGACCAGCTATCCGATATTATTGGGAATTTTGAGCATTCAATTTTCCTTCTGGAGAAGAATGACGGGACTCCGGAACAAATTATTGCCATCTATCGGAAGATGCAAGAAACAGTCCACGCACAAGCCGAAAAGTATCGTGCGCTTGGTTTAGATGATACCTCTGATTATATCCAAGACCTACAGAAAAAGTGGTGGGATTATCAGGATACGATTGAGGATATGTTACATGATATTTACCAGACTGCGGTAGATAATCATAACAATATGCTCAGTCTGTTGGAAAACCAGTATGATATGCTGGACAACAATCAGACCAAGGATGCGATGTTGGACAACCTTTATAAGCAGCTTGAAGAACAAAAGAAGATTCAAGAAGAAGCTCATAAGGAAGAACGACGTCTGCGTGATCTCGGACTGGACGAAAACGACGAAGCAATTCAAGATTGTATTGACGCATGGTGGGGCGCTTATAATGATATTCAAGACATTAACTCTAAAATTGCAGATAATGTTCTTGATACATTTGATGACTTCATTGATTATGCCGATGATTTTGATTTGTGGGGAGATTTCAACTTCACCAAGGTTGATTACCTGAAACAAAAGCTGAAAGAGATCAATCGCCTATTTGAAGAAGGTGTTTTAACTCTGAAAGAGTATAACAGCCTCATGCGCGAAACGGGCGTTGAAATCTACAACGAACAGAAAGATGCTCTAACGAAAATCATTGAGATGACGATGGAGCTTGTTCGTCAAGAGGCTGAGGATCAAGTAGATGCTCTGGAAGCACAGATTGACGCTTTCCGTAAAATCATTGATTTGAAGAAAGAGTCTCTTTCTGCAACTAAGGATGAAGAGGACTATCAAAGAACTGTTGCAGAAAAAGTAGCTGAGATTGCTGAAAAGCAAGCGAAGCTTGCGCAGTTGGATCGTGATACGAGTGCATCTGCAAATGCTGAAAAGCAAAAGCTGGCACAAGAGCTGGCTCAGCTTCAGCAGGAGTTGGCTGACTATCAAGCAGATTATGCGTATAATTCACAAGTTGACGCTTTGGACAAAGAGGCTGATACTTTTGAAGATACGAAAAACGATGAAATTTCCTATGTGAAGTCCACAGTTGATACGGAAGAAAAGGTGTACAATGCAGCTATTGCCCGCATCAATAGCAATTGGGAACAGCTATACGCAGACCTAATTGAGTGGAATAAGCAATATGGAGATATGATCGACGGCGAAGATTCTATTACTTCCGCCTGGAGAACTGCTAAGGCAGCAGCGCAGGAATACGGCGATGTCGTATCTGCGCTGAATGGTATTAACTCTGAAATTTCCTACGCTGGAAAGAATGCTGACGATAAGCAAACGCAAATCGACAGAATTTTGAGTAAGATGCAGACAAATAGTAAGGGCTGGCATACTGCAAAGACGCAGGAAGAAAAGAACCGTTTGGTTAAGGAGAATGAGGATCTTGCCGAACAGCTTTCTGCTCTATTGGGGCGTAAGGTTGTTAAAGTGAATGGCGTTTGGTATCTTGATTCTGCAAATGGCCCGCGCCTATTCCATACTGGTTTGGATGAGGGTTATGTTGGCGGTCGAGCTACCGGCGCTGATGAAGTCCTTTCTGTTTTGAAGGATGGAGAGCTTGTCATGACGAAAGATCAGTATATGCGTATTTTCAATTCGTTGAAATATGGCATCACTGGTGTTTTGGACTCATTGATTGGCAATCTTACTTCTACATCACCCGCTGTTTCTGAGGTTGTTAAGTCGATTACAAACGACAATAGCAATACAGATAATTCGTCTACGGATGATCGTGTTACTATTCAGAACTACTTCCAGATGCAGAGTGTGACGGAAGAAAATATGAAGGGCTTTGCTGAGTATTATGCTGACTTTACAATTGGGAAACTGATTAGTGCAAATCGGCGTAAGGGAATTAGAAACAAGGTTGCTAATTCTATGCTCAGAGGATAATTTTAAGAGGACACCCAATGGGTGTCCTCTTTGTTCTATAAAGGAGGTCTTGGTATGGTCATTGATTTTGCAAAGATCAATGTAAAAGAACAGCCCGTGTTGATTCTCCAAAATCTTGATGATACCCCTATTGGAGTGCTAAAATACGCATTCAATGTTGAGGCCGACCTTTGTTATAATGAGATTTCAACACTGACATTTGATCTACCAGCGTATGTGGATCGAAAGCTTACAGAGAACTATGGTCGAGTTGTCGGAATGCGAATTATTGATTTGATGAACTACGGGCGTTTCCTTTTAGTTGATCCAAAAGTGGATGACGATGGTATCAAGCAAATCAAAAGTTGTACTGCATATTCGCTTGAATATGAGTTTTCGTTTAAGAAGCTTCCATTGACAGAGGGGACATATAATTTGTGGAATCCTATTGCTCCGAAAGGAACAATTTTAGGGATGATTCTTGAACTAATGCCATCTTGGAATGTTGGAAGCGTTGATGCGACTTTAATTGACAAGTATCGCACTTTCGATGATAGCGACGATCAAAATATCTACAATTTTATGAAATCTGATTTGCAGGAGTCATATGGTTGTATTTTTTATTTTGATACCTATAAACGACTGATCCATGTGCGTGATATGGCTTCTGCCGCGCCGATTACACCCGTATACTTCTCTGTAAAAAATCTCGTGAAAAATGTGAGTGTTGATGAGGATAGCGAAAGTATTGTTACCAATCTTAGTGTATATGGTGCGGATGGTGTTGATATCCGAAGTGTCAATCCGATGGGAACAAGCAGCATTATCAATCTGCAGCATTTTATGACACTCGATAATTTTAGTCAAAATGTAATCAACAAATATAATCTGTGGAAGGAAACATTTGAGTCTTACCAGCAGCAGTATTACAATTTGACGATTGAAGAGGCTCTGAAAACTGCACAGCTTGTCACGGAGCAAGCCGCTATGACTACATTGCAAGGAGAATTGACAAGCCTTGAAAATATTCAAGCGGTTACTATTCAGGCTATTGCACAAGGATTGAAGTCACAAAGCGATCTAAATAGCGTCAATGCAAAAATTAGCGCTAAAAAATCGGAGATTACACAGAAGCAGTCTGAAATTGATGCTATTTCTGCGGAAGTTTCAAGTTTGAATGAGCAGATGGTCGCAATCAACAACAAGACTACCCTATCTGCATTTTTTACAGAAGATGAGTACAAGATTATCAATCGGTATCTGAAAGAGGACTCTGTTTCAGAGGATTCATTTGTAATTCCAAAAGTGGCTACTTATGATACTTCTGGCGAGAGTGTAAAAGTTTCTGGCGCTATTTTTAATATCAGCAGATCAGAAGTTATCAAAGTCAAGAATGATTTCGGCAAGGACATTTATTCTGCATCTGGTGGTGTTTTGGAATGTTCAACTAATGGTTTCGTTCTTCGAGCAAATCTAATTCGTGCGTCTTTGGATTTTGACAGTGACAACAACATTTTGTTTACTGCGCGTGTTAATGACGGCACACTGAATGACGCAGAGTTCCCTAACGCTTGTGTATCTATCTCAGGTACGGCAATTAGTGTTTCGTCTAATGTGAAAGCTGAGTCTGAGGTCAATGGTGCGATTAGCTCTGGAAGTACATTGCAGTTCAAAATCAATACTGCAAATTTGTATTTTACAAGAAGTACGACAGAGTATGAACAGAGAACCGTAGAATGGGATCTATTTGAATATGGCAAAACTGTCTTGGAAAAGGTTTCGCAACCCTCTTATACATTTTCACTTGATTTAGCCAACTTTCTTGCTATGTCAGAATTCAAGTATTTCAAAAATCATTTGGAGCTTGGTAGCAAGGTTTATTGGCAAGATCGTGATGGTAAGGTTTTGCAGCCTATTTTGCTTGGAGTCCATATCCCATTTGAAGATTTGTCTAAGTTTGAGGTGACATTATCCAGCAAGTATAATCTTTCTGGAAATGATTTTTCGTACTCAGATGCTTTGAGTGATAGTGTGTCTGCGGGCAAAACGCTTGATAGTGGCAAATGGACGTATAATCAGTTTGTGAATAGTGGCGCAGAAACATCACTAAGCAAATTCATGAAATCTGCGCTGGATATTGCAAAGAACAACATCATGTCATCGAGCGGACAGGATATTTCGTGGAGTGAGTCTGGTTTACGCCTACGGAAACGAATTGATGGATCTCCTACAGAATATGAACCGTACCAGATTTGGATGAACAACGGCTCGATCATGTTCACCACAGATAATTGGCAGACAGCAAATCTTGCTATCGGTCAAATGGTATCTGAGGATGGTACGCTTATTAGCGGCGTGATTGCTGATAGCCTCATTGGTAAGTTGATTGCCAGCAACAGTATGATTATCGAAAGTGAGAAGAAAGACGGAAAGACTTCTGTGTTTCGTGTTGATGGGAACGGGGCTTCCCTTCATAACGCTATTTTTGATATCTACAATGCTAATCAGGTACAAATCACTCTAAATCCGTATTCCGGAATTGCAATTGGTAAGTATCCGTTGTATGGCGGTGATGAGTATACCATTGACGAAAAGAACGCATCTTTCTGGGTCGATACAAACGGAAATGTTCATATTAAAGGTACGCTTGAGGGCTGCAATGGCAAGTTCAGTGGCGAGCTTTCTGCTGCAAGTGGTAGTTTCAAAGGCGTTGTACAGGCATCTGATTTTCTGGATAAGTCCGGAGATTCAATGCTGACATCTGATAAAAACAAGTTCGATAGTAATTATCTTGATCTTGGCAATATTCAGATTGACGGCACAACTGGTAATATCACGATGACAGGCAGTATCAATCTTCAAGGAAATATTACTTGGGGAACTGGTAGCAGTCCTGTCCGCGTTTTGTATGGCAGATCAAGCTATGCAACACCTACATCTCCGTATTCTTCATACCCCAGTTCGTCTTCAAGCGGTTGGCACAGAAGTTTAAGCGTTGCATATGACTACTATGCTTCGTATTCTTATGACGGCGGTAATACTTGGACTTCTGCAATGCAGATTCAAGGTAAAGACGGTCGTGACGGATATGACGGCGAAGACGGCAGTGATGCAAATGTTACTCGTGGCAACATTGCTAAGGCTCTGTACGAAAATTCGGATGACTATTATTACGATGGAATTTATTCGTACAGATCTGGCAGTCGATATTACCTCGCTATTAACGCATCCTATATTCTTGCTGGCAATATTGATGCTGATATTATCGAGCTTACATGCGGTTATGGTGGTTTTGCAAAAGGATACGGATCTGGTAGTAGTGGCCGATTGACCTATGGCGCAATGATGTATGGTAGCAACGGTAATGGCTATGCCCCTTACTTTATCGTCACCAACTCTGGATGTCGAATGACTGGCTTGGATGAGGTTGGTGCAATGGACTTCTTCATTACTGCTAACGGCATTTACGCAAGTGAAGAAATTACATTGCGCTCTGATAGACGATTGAAGAATACCATCAACTACGATTTTGATCGTTACGATGAGTTTTTCATGGGACTGAAACCAGCGACATTTAAGTATAACAATGGTCATGGCGGAAGACTTCATTCTGGATTTATTGCGCAGGATGTTGAAGATGCTCTTCACAACGCCGGTCTGTCTAATATGGATTTCGCTGGTCTGGTTATTGCACCTATTGAAGAGGTCAATGAGGCAGACGGAATTACAGACAATTACTACAAGCTTCGTTACGGCGAGTTCATTTCTTTGAATACACATATGATCCAGAAACTATATCGTCGTATCACAAAGCTTGAAAATGAATTGCAATCTTTGAAAGAGGGTTAATATATGAAGGATGAAGTTATCAATCGTTTAGTTGCTGTACTGAATGCGCTTGACAATGTTTCTGTCCGTGGAAAGCCGAATCTTGCAAATCTGAGTGGAAGTATCGCCATTCTTGAAGAGACGAGAGACATTTTGCTTGGTTGTGAGATTACGAAGAAAGAGGAACAGCCAAAAGATAAGTAAGCGGAGGTGCAGTTATGGCTTTTTGGGGCGACTATTTTATTTTTGATGGTATCCCTTGCACAGAATACGGGCTAAGGCTTTACGAAGTCAATGGCGTTTCTCCTGGCAATGGTAGTTTCCCTTCGCCTGCAGAAATTTCGGAAGATCGTATTTCTGGTCGATATAAGCCGCTGTTTTATGGTATCACGCAAAATGAACCATTGACATTCAAAATGGTATTTGGAGCTGATAAGTCGTTTGTGAAAACAAACGGCTTTTTTGATGCCTGGGATCGGGAGGCAATCAGCGCATGGTTGTCTCCCGTCGATGGTTATAAGTGGTTGGAGATTGAGCAGGCCGATATGGAGCAAGTTCGATATCGGTGCTTAATTGAAGATTTGCAGATGGTCGAGATTGGTAATTTACCGATTGCCTTTTCATGCACGGTTCGATGCGATTCTCCGTTTGCTTATCAGTATCCGGTGACATATAGCTATAACTGCAGCGGCAGCACTAACATTATTTTGCGCAATCTCGGTAGCTATCGTGGTGGATATCAGCCAAAGATAAAAATTACGCTGAATGGCAGTAATACTATCAAAATTATCAATCATTCTGATAACGATAGAGTTTTTGCATTGAGCGATCTTCCACAAGACTACTTTCTGGAGATTGAAGTTGATAATGAAAACGGTGTAATTACAAACAATATGGATTTGAACCTATATCCGTATTTCAATTTTGAATTCTTCAAGCTTGTTTGTGGCGACAATTTGCTTGAAGTGGTTGGGAATTGTATGTTGGAAATCCAATGTGAGTTTCCCGTAAATGTTGGAGGTTAATATGCAATCAAAAGTTTATGACCTACCTGAAATCCTTTTTGTTGGCGGGGAAACACACGATTTACGATTTTGCCTATTCACTGATACACGAAAGCCGTTCAGCGTCTCTGGCGCTACGGCTACATTTTCAGTGGTGTATTCAGTAAATCGTACAGGTACTCCGGTGCTATCAAAGCCCATGTCTATTATTGCAAATGATGAGGGTGTTGAAAATATTCTGACGGTTACGCTTCTTCCACAAGAAACCGTAAATTTATATGGGAAGTATATCTATCAGATTACCATTCAGGATATGTCCGGAGAAACTGAGATTCCAAGCCAAGGCATTTTGGGTATTACAAACAATATTGATAAGGCAATCATCAAATAAGGAGGATTTGCGATGACTACTACATATTTCTTGAATCAGGTGATGGGTAATCTATTTCACACAAAGGAGAATCCAGCGCTTCCAGGTGATTATTACATTGGTTTAAGCGCGACTGAACCTGGTGTAGATGGATCTGGCGTATCTGAGCCGGCTTCAAGTGCAGGATATAAGCGTGTTAAGCTGACCGTGCTGAGTGAGCCGACTTCTGGTGTAATTAAGAATACTGCTGCGGTTTCGTTTGATGAGTCAACTGCGAACTGGGGTACAATGACGCATTTCGTTATTTACGACGCTTTGACTGGCGGAAATCTGCTTATGTTTGACGAGCTGTCTTCTGCTCGTAATGTTGAAACTGCGACTATCGTTACCATTAAGGCTGGTAGCCTGACTTTGACATTGAGCAATCCTGCATAAAATTAGCTAAACAATTTGGCGGTGAGTTATGGCACAAGAATATAATATCTATCTTCGCAAGCGGCTGACGGAGTTTGATGTTATTATCAAAAATCTTCCGTATCGAGACGGCCTAATCATGTATAACAAAATGTATCTGGATGCGATGGTTAATTATTTGTGCCTACAAAGATTTATCATCGGAGAGAGTGACGCTGATCTTAGAACTGAGATTGACGAGTTGTTAGAGCGTGTATTTAATACATTTCAGAGCAAGGTTGAGATTGATTTGGATGTTGAATTGGCTGCTGGTAAGCCGATTTCCGGTCAATCTGACCTTGTTTTTGCAACGAACCCATTCGAGATGGGCGAAGAAACATACGAGGTTTTTCAAAATCTAACGAGACTTACAACATCTGCATTGCAATATGATCTTGCAAAGTCAATTGGAAGCGGGCGTAGTGATTTAGTCTTTCACACATCGACTGCTGACACATTAAAGACTGCTTTTGATAAAATGCAGAATAATGTTGAGCTTTTGTCAAGTGCTGATACAAATAAAGAAACATTTGCTGGTGCTGGCACGGAGATGCAATTAAACGCAGATCGGTTTGATTTGTATTACTTGCTTGCTGTGCAAGGAGAAGCTGTTATGAATCTGCTCTGCTCGATGGATTTTGAAATGTGGTACACGCTTGGCAATGCAAATCAGACATTTTATTTGACTGCTGTAAACAACGGTGTGAAATCGACAAAGTATCTTTCTGCGGATGGATTTATGTCACTAATTGCCGCAGTCAATGAATCTCTCGAAGCTTTTATTAAGACGGAATTTTCGGAACTACATTTGACACCAAATGTTGTTGCCGGCTTAAAGCGATATCGTTTGTTGTCTGATCTCGATTCGTCTACTCTTAGCAGCATAGATTCTGTATCACTTGACGAGCTTGATTATGTTGAGCTGGCTTAAAACGATTAGGAAGGTGTTTATATATGTCTAAGGGTACGCTTGGTAGTTTTAATGGAACTGCAACAGCGAACGCAAACATGGTTGATGTATTCAGAAAAAACGAAATTGAATTACATCAGAATAGTGTTTTGGCATTTGCTGAACGAATGATTATTAAGAAAATCGGTATTCAATGTGATCCAGGCACAGAGGTAGCCATCAATGGATGTGATATCCCGATTGTGTCTGGTGTTTTTGAATTAGGGTATGGGCAAATTGACATTACAAGTCTTGTTTTCAAACAGGCTGTAGCTGTCAACATCTATTACATGTATTAACAAACAGGAGGTTGCTATGAGTGATATTCCTTTTTGGAGTGGAGGTTCTGGCGGCGGAACGGGCGGAGTTTCTAACTACGACCAGCTTTCCAACAAACCGGTAACAAACATTAGCGGCTCTGGTATTGTTATTTCAAGCTTATCTACTGGCGTTTACAATATCGACGGAACATGGAAGATCACGTCAGATGATGATGAGCGTGAGACATTAAAGGACGATCTTTTCTATGTTAAAAATGACGGAGATAATGTCAAGCTTACATGGATCAGCGCAGGTCTGATTAAGACATATAGCGTTCCGTCTAACGGTAGTAAGGATGACATTGTTGAAGACAGTGTTGCCACATCTTCTGCGGTCATTGCAGATATGATTGGCAGTTTTTAATTTGTGCAGAAAGAGTAGCGCTATCTTTTTGTAAATAGTCTGTAAGCTAAATAACAAGAAAGGAGAACAAGATAATGGCTCATTTTGTGTATACGGGCTTGAAAGCAAATTTGCCAGAAGTCCGTGAAAATGCGTTTTATCTTTGTACGGACACAAGAGAGATTTACTTTGGTGCAGATCTCTTTACCGAGGCAGTTCGTACATACACTGGTGAAAAACCGGCAACTCCTGCCACTGGTGTTCTGTATGTTAATACGGACACCAAGGTTGGTGAGATTTGGACGGGCAGTGCATGGGTACAGCTATTCGGCGGATCGTCAACAGACGATATTGTGTTCACAGAAGATCTGGTGTTTACATATCAGTTTGGTAAGTATACGCCGGTCGGAGGCAAGGTCACAGTTCCAGCAAAGGATAAGACTTTGACAGAGCTTCTGAATGACGCTTTCGCAGAAGATCAGAACCCGACTGTAACTCAGCCGAGTGTTACATTGACTGCGGCTAAGATCAAGGCTTATGAGGTCGGTACAAAGGTGTCTCCGGACTATTCTGCCGTTCTGAATCCTGGCTCTTATGAATTTGAACCGAAGGCTACCGGTATTGTCGCTTCCGCATGGAAAGTGACTAACACGGACGGCGGCGAGAAGACAACAGCCAGCGGCACATTTGACGAGATTCAGGTCGGAGACGACACGGCTTATTCTATCACTGCAGAGGCGACTTATGCGGACGGCGCTATGCCGCAGACTGCACTTGGCAAGAATTACGCCGCAGGCCAGATCAAAGCCGGTACAAAGTCTGCAACAAAGAGCAAGATTTCCGGCTATCGTAATAGCTTCTATGGCACTCTGACCGCAAAGGACGGCGAGGTGAACTCTGCACTGGTGCGTGGTCTCTCCGGAAAGAGTGGCAGAGCACTTGCTGTCGGCAACAGTTTCAGTATCACAATTCCTGTCGGGGCAATCCGCGTTGTGTTCGCTTACCCAGCGACGCTGCGTGATGTGAACTCTGTGCAGGATGTGAATGGCATGAATGCTGAGATCAAGTCCGCGTTTACCAAGTACACCGTCGATGTTGAGGGCGCAAATGGTTACACGGCCAAGTCTTATAAGGTGTATGTGATGGATATGGCGAACGCCAACGACGCTTCAAACACCTATAAGGTTACGATCTGAGGAAGGAGGGAATTGTAATGGCTGATTTCGGTAAACTGAATTTCGCGGTTGCATTCGTTCCTCAGACGGCTTTCCCTTTGGACGGACGTACATATTTTGAAAGCCTTGAAGCGGCGCAGGCCGCTGCTGCAACTGCTGTTCCTGTCGGCAGCTCTGATGGTGTATATCATTATGGTATGCAACTATTTGTCGTTGAGAACGGTGTGTCTGCTGGATATCGTATCCAACCGGATAAGACTCTTACGAAAGTCGATGGTATTTCTGCCGAGGATCTTGTCGGAGAGTTTTAATCTATTTGCTTGTTTGGCGAGGGCAATAGCCCTCGCTTTATCTATATTTATCACTATTTTATAAGCCGTATCAACGGCAAGAAAGGATGAAGAAACTATGGCAAATCTAATTTATAAGGGCTTGAAAGCTAACTTGCCTGCGGAGCGTAATGTAAACAGCTTCTATCTCTGCACGGATACCCGTGAGCTGTTCTTCGGCGCAGATCTTTACACTGAGGCTGTGCGCTTCTACGATGGTACTAAGCCTACCGCTCCTGCCCAGGGCGTGTTGTACATTGACACTGTTTCTGGCGCTGGTGATGTGTGGACTGGTACTACATGGAAGTCTGTTTTCACCGCTATTGTAACAAAGACCGTTGCTACAACCATCGGTGCTTCTGCAAGTGACAGCGAAGTGCCTACTGCAAAGGCAGTCAAGGATTATGTTGCTGGTATTACTGGTAGTGAACTTGGCGAGCTGGCGCACAAGGACAATGTGTCTGAAGCTGAGCTTGAAGAGACTCTAAAAAACAAGATTAACGGTAAGGTTGATTCTGTCGGTGCTGGTGACAATAGCGTTGATGTCGGTGGTACTGCCACTAAGCCTACTGTTAAGGTAAAGCTTTCTCCCGCTGCGGGCAATGCTTTGGAGCTTGACGATACCGAAGGTCAAGAAGGTCTGAAGGTCATTATCCCAGATGCAGACACCTATACTGTCGTTAAGGACGAGTCTGCTGCTGACGGTTTTGCTGCAACCTACCATCTGACTAAGAATGGTGCAAATGTCGGTGCTGCAATCAATATTCCTAAGGATATGGTTGTTCAGAGCGGTACTGTTGTCACCAATCCGAAAGGTCAGGCTGAGGGTACTTATCTGAAGCTGGTGCTTGCCAATGCTGAGAACAGCGAGATCTATATCCCTGTTGATTCTCTGATTGAGTATGTCACCTCTGGTTCTGCTGCTGGCGATATGGTCGTTATCGACATTGATGAGACTACTCACAAGGTAACTGCTACTATCACTGATGGTACTATCACCAAGGCTAAGCTGACCACTGAGCTACAAACCGAAATCAATAAGATCCATACTCATGCCAATAAGGACGAGCTGGATAAGATTGAGACCGGCGACAAGGAGAAGTGGGACACCGCTACTGGTAAGGCTCACGAACACGCTAACAAGGCAGAGCTTGACAAGATCGAGGTTGGCGATAAGGCAAAGTGGGATGCCGCAGAGCAGAACGCGAAGGACTATGCGGATGAGCTGAACACCGCTATGGGCAAGCGTATGACTGCTGCCGAGGGTAAGCTTACTACTTTGCAGGGCGACGAGAAGATCGAGGGTTCTGTCAAGAAGGCTCTTGCTGACGCTAAGGGCTATGCAGACGGCTTGAACAGCAACATGGATACCCGTGTTAAGGCTGTCGAGGAAGCTGTCACTGTCGGTACTTTTTAATCGAGGATTTTTCATTCGCTTTAATCAATGATATATCCGAAAACGGCGGACGGGCAAAAGCCCGTCCGCTTTCTTTATCAATTTAAGGAGGTGTGCAAGTGGGATACAATTTTCGGGTTTTTGAAACGGTAAAAAGCAAGGCTGAAAATACTGCCTTGATTCCGATTACACCTGGACGGTATCTGATCTGCACTGATACTTCCGATGTCTACTATGACACCAAAGACAATGTTCGTAAGCATCTTACTGACATTATTGATTTGGAGACGGACGCGGAAAGAACAGCAATCCTTGCTCCATTGGACAAATTTTACTTTGTAAAAGATACGGCTCACTTCTGGCGCTATTTGAATGATGCATGGGTTGACCTCACATCTGGAAGCGGCGCAAGCGACGCTGTTTATGCAACTCTGGCCGCAGATGGATGGGTGAACGGCAAACAGAGTATTTCGATCAATGGATTAGGTGCAAATCAGAATGGAATTATCAGCATTACACAAGACATTTCAGCACAAGCGATGGAGGCAGTAAAGAATGGAGAGCTTTATGTCTGCGCTCAGGCCGATGGAACTATCACAATCGCTGCGGATGGCACTGTACCCACCTGCGATATTCCAACCGTCATTATTTTGCTGAGTTAAGAAAGGCGGTGTTGACGGATGAGCGAAACAACTAACTACGGGCTTTATTTGGAAGATGATGCGTCTGCTAAGTTCCAAACATGGAGACAGAAAATGAATGGTTCTGAGCAATCCAATATGGTGAAAATTGACACCGCTCTTGGCGAGAAAGCAGACAAAAGCACTTCAGCTACGGCAACATTGCTGGCTTCCGCATGGGTAGGCGTAGATGCTCCTTTCACACAAGAACTCTCTATTGAGGGGCTTGGTGCTGCGCAAAACGGAACTATTTCGGTGGCGCATAGTGCGACTGCCGAGCAACGGGAAATTGCGCGAGAAGCGTTGCTCTCCATCACTGGTCAGGAAAACGGAAAGCTACAAATCGTAGCTGATGGTGAACTCCCAGAACAAGATATTCCCGTTGTAATTATTCTCTTAGGTTAATGGAGGAATCAATATGCCTATTATTTCTAATTTCCCAACTGGCGGCGGATCTGGCGGCGGACTTGCCCTTGCTGCTGTTACGGGAATTGCAACGCTCGCGGCGGCTGGAAAGGTCTATGTAAAATGGACTGATCCTGATGATATGGTCGTTGCTGGCTCTACTCTTGCCGCATGGGGAGGAACACTCCTTGTTCGTAAGGCTGGTTCTGCTCCGACAAGTCGTAGAGATGGCACAATCGTTCTCGACAGCAAGACACGAGATCAATATAAATCTGCCTATTTCTGTGATAGTGGATTGACTAACGGCGTGAAGTATTACTACAAGCTGTTCCCATACACTACCACTGGTACATATACGGACAGTGCGGAGGACGAATTCAATGTTACTCCTGCTGCTGTAAATGTTGGTAATATTTCTGGTGCAAGCGCCGTTGCCGCTGGTAATGGAAAGCTTGCAATCAAGTGGACTGATCCAGCCGCGACCGTAGTTTCGGACGGCGTGACGCTTGCGACATGGGCAAGCACAAAGATTGTCGTTAAGGCTGGAAGCTACGCAACTTCTCCAGATGATAGCGCTGCGGCTTATAGCTTAAATGTGACCACTCGTAATCAGTATGCGAATTCCGCACTTACTGTTACCGGCCTAACTAACGGAACAACCTATTACATTTCATTCTTCCCCATCTCTACGGATGGTGCAGTTAATGTAAACACAAGTAATAGAATAACCGGAGTTCCAAATCGTTTGAAGATTTCGACTGTTCCAAGCCAGAGTGGTACATTGACATACAATAAGAACTCTCAGTCCCCGTCTTGGAGTAACTATGATACATCCAAGATGACGATTGGCGGAACGACATCTGGGACAAACGCCGGTACATACAATGCTACATTTACGCCGAAAGATGACTATTGCTGGTCTGACGGTACGATTACGGCAAAGACTGTTTCGTGGAAGATTGGCAAGGCAACTGGTACGCTGACTGTAAGCAAGACAAGTATCACGCTGAACCTAAGTAAGCTGACTGATACATTTACAATCGGCGGAAATTATGATGGTACTTTGAGTGTTACATCTAATAAGACAAGCGTGGCGACAGCTTCTCGTAGTGGGACTACGGTTACAGTTTCTCATGTCAATCAGACAAACGGAGAAGCTACTATCACAGTTAGTTGTACTGCCGGTACGAACTATACCGCACCCGCAAGCAAAACTGTCACGGTCAAAGCTGAGTTCATTCTTGCTACGCTGAATGACAACTCTTGGGCGGCTATTCACAGTGTCTCTGGAACAGGTGCAAGCTATTGGGCGGTCGGTGATCGTAAGGCTGTCTCTGTGAGTGGAACAGTTGGTACTAAGTCAGTCAGCGGAACTTATTATGTTTTTATCCTTGGATTTAATCATAATGGTGCAACTGGTATTGATTTTGGTACATTCAAGACCGCTTTGACTAATGGTGTTGATATTTGCTTGACAGACAGTAAGTACAACAGCTATTCCACAGACGGAACGAAATATTTCAACATGAACCATAGTTCAAATACGAACTCTGGTGGCTGGAAAGGCTGCGATCTTCGTTACGATGTGCTTGGCTCAACGAATACGAATGATGGCGATGCTACATCTACGACTGCGACAAATCCTGTTGCGAATACGCTAATGGCAGCTCTTCCGTCAGATCTTCGTGCTGTGATGCAGCCAATGACGATCTATACGGATAATGTTGGCGGCGGTTCAAACACAGCGTCGAATGTTACCACATCTGTTGACTACTTGCCGCTATTGGCTGAGTATGAGATTTTCGGTAGTAGAAGCTATGCGAATTCTACAGAACAGACTTATCAGGCACAGTATCAATACTTCAAGAATGGTAATTCTAAGGTGAAGTATCGTGATAGTTCCACCTCTACCACTGCGCATTGGTGGGAGCGTTCTCCGTACTACAACAACAGCGACTCCTTCTGCAGTGTGTACACGAGCGGCTACGCGAACTCCACCTACGCCGGGTATTCCTATGGCCTCGCCCCCGCTTTCCGCGTCTAATCCCGTATCAAGAGAATCCTGCCCTCGAAAGAGGGCGGGTTTCTTTTTGTTTTTCAAAATATAAAAAGGAGTTCTATTTATGTCGGTATTAAAAGCACATAGATCTGAAAGCAAAGCTGAGTTTGTAAATACCGCAAACAAGATTTATGTGGAAACGATTAACTTCTTATCTCGACTTTCTGCAAGATTTTCAAGATTGATGGCAAACGATGTATCACATCTTGCGTCAGAAGTCCTTGTGAACGCAGAAAAGGCAAATAGTATCTTTCCATCGGATCACACCAGAAAGGAATTGCGCAAGCAACACCTTTTAGAGTCAAGAGCTGCGTTGATGGCTTTGGATGTTGAGTTGTCTCATTGCTACGACATTATGATGCTGAATCCAGAGGGATGTTTCACAACATCAAACGGGAATCCAGTTAAACCAGCGAGAGCGAAAGAAATTCTTGAAAATATGGCGCAATCGCTTGGTGAACTGATTGATTCCGAAAACGGTCTTTTGACAAATACATTAAAGAGCGACAAAGACCGCTGATATTATATCTACCCACGAAAATTGGGCTTTGCTTACCAAATCATAAAAATTGGGTGCATTTCTGTAAAACCTGTCGGCTTTGGGGATTCCCGCTGTCCACTGCGAATTGGTGGGAGCGTTCTCCGTACTACAACAACAGCAACAACTTCTGCAATGTGAACACGAACGGCAACGCGAACAACAACAACGCCAGGAATTCCAATGGCCTCGCCCCCGATTTCGCAACCCTTTTTAGGTATGGTCAAATACGGTAGTCCTTTTGAGGATGACGGAGACCTTTGCGAAAGGAGAAATGTTTCCCGTGGATAAAACCCGAAACCGCTCTTTTGATGCTTTTGCACGGACGCTTCTTGCATGGTGGGAGGATATTGTGCTTAATCCTATTTCATGTGTCAAGGCAAAGCAGTTTAGGCGCACTCTATATTACAACTGTACGAAAGGCGAATAACTATTTATGACAAGCAAAGAGCGTCATGAGGCAAGATTCCAAAGACGGAAAGCCGAGAGATGGCGCAAGAAACAAGAACGAAGCTTTGCTGTAGGAACAATGGCAGATGTATTTTCCTATGGCGACTTATACAAAGCAGGAAAGCAATGCTGCAACGGTGTACGCTGGAAGAATAGCGCACAAAGATTTGAAATGCACTTGTTTTCTGGTACGGCGCGGCGGAGAAAATTACTGCTGGATAAAATGTGGAAGCCATGTCCATATGTTCATTTTGTTATCTCCGAGCGCGGCAAAACAAGACCAATTGACGCACCTCGTATTCAAGACAGGCAGATACATAAGGTTTACACAAAGAAAGTCCTATTACCTTTATATCTGCCAGATATGATTTGGAATAACGGAGCAAGTCTTCCAGGCAAAGGTTTTCATTTCTCTAAAAGACTTTTGCGTGAGGACTTGCATTATCATTTTAAGCGCTATGGGAGAAATGGAAACATAATCCTTTTAGACTGCAAGCAATTCTTTCCGAGTGCATCGCATCGCATTATTTATGCTCGTCATGACAAGCTGATTCATGATTATGATTTACGCAAGCTTGGTGATGATATCGTTGCATCAAGCACCGGCGATAAAGGTATGCCGCTTGGAGTTGAGCCAAGTCAGGCTGAAATGATTGCTTTTCCATCTCCGCTCGATAACTACATTAAATGCCAGCTCTCTATTAAATGCGCTGGTCATTATATGGATGACTACTATATCATAGTTCCTCCGAATCAAGATCCAAAGGAGATCATGCGTCTCATTGTTCAAAAAGCGTCAGAACTGGATCTGACAATTAGTAAAGAAAAATCCAGAATTGTTCCGCTCTCCAAACCGTTTCGTTATTGTAAGGCGAAATATACCTTGACGGAAAGCGGTCGTGTTATTGTGACTGGTAATCGAGGAAGTTTCAAGCGTACCAGACACAAAATCAAAGCATTCTATGAGAAAGTCCAGAACGGAGAAATGTCCTACGAGGATTTATGGACTTCTGTAAATGGAATGCTTGCGTATTTAGAGAGCTACCAAAACCATCAACGAGTGTTGAGGCTGCGACGGCTCTTTTATGCTATCTATGGTTTTTCAGCAGAAAACATAGAAAATTTCAGAGCAATGGAGAGATTAAAAGATGCAGTACATTGTACATAGAAGATTGAAGGACACTGCTATTTGCGGTGGCATAAATATTCCAGCGACAACTATTTGTGAAGAAATCTGCGGTGTTATTTATTATAACGGTCTTCCTGTTTGTTATACGACAAGTGAAAATGCTCATCAGTTTTTTGCGAGAAACGATGACGAGTGCGGTTTGCGTCGTGGCAAATTAACTCAGACCATTCAAAAAACACTTTCTAAGCGTGATGGTAATTATCAGATCCGATGGGATAAGGTCTGGGCAGATCCAAAATGCCGTCAATACAAAAGACCAGAATATGAAGATTATTGGCTTTGGAATCACGAGTTTTTCAACGCTGATATTGATGTTTTACTTTATATTGCAAATTTAGTCGGGGCAAAGGAGGACAAGTAAATGTATCGAATTATTAAGGTAGCCGATGGAGCGGAGGTTGGAATTACTGAGGCTGTCAATTATATCAAAATTGGCAGTAGTGGCAGTTTTGCAACCGCAACAAAAAGTGATGCCATTGGTATCGCATTTGATAGCACTCCATATAACCTCGTTGGACATGACGAAATTGAAGGTGCAGAAACCGTTGTTGTATCTAAGATTGACGGCGGGACTGCTGTATCCCATCAACAGTCCGCAATCAATGAAATGATTCAAACGATTTTGGAGGGATAACAATGAAAGAGAAACTTAGAGAGCTATACCAGAATGGACAGGCCGGCATTACGCCTTGCATTAGTGCGAACGGCTTGCTTAAAGCAGTTGCAAACGGCTGGATTACACTTGATGATGCTGTTGAGATCATTGGTGGTGAAGACACTTTACCAATTGTCCGTGCGGCAAAGCTGAAGGAGATTTCGATTGCTTGTAACGAAACAATCGTGAACGGCGTTGATCTTACTCTCGATGGCGAAACAGTGCATTTTAATCTAAGCACGGAGGATCAAGCAAATATCGCAAACCTGTTCCGCGTTGTCGAGCTTGGCGGAACTGAGTTCCCGTATCAGGCTGACGGCGGCGTTTGCCGTATCTATACAGCGTCGGAAATTGCAACGATTTACATTGCTGCGCAAACACTTATTACGACACAAACAACATATCACAACGAATTGAAAGCTTATGTACAATCTTTGGATAGCGTTGAAGCTGTCACATCAATTGTATATGGAATGACTTTGCCAGATCCGTATAATACCGAAATGAATGAAAAGCTTGCTGTTGCAAATGAACAAATGCAAGCAATTATTGCTCGTCTGAGCAGCGCGGCAAATGCGTAATCTGAAGACATTTTTCAAACTGGCAGCACTGTTTGTTATTGGCGGTGCTGCCTATGTTTTGATTGAATTGCTCTGGCGCGGTCATAGTCATATTTCCATGTTTATTCTTGGCGGTATGTGCTTTGTTTCCATCGGTTTAATCAACGAGCTGTTTCCGTGGGAACTTGGTATTGTATGGCAGGCTTTAATCGGCGGTGTACTTGTAACTGCTCTTGAATTTATTACAGGCTTAATTGTGAATGTTTGGCTTGGATTAAATGTGTGGGACTATTCAAATCTACCGCTTAATTTGATGGGGCAAATTTGCTTGCCGTTTTTCTTTGCTTGGGTTGGATTGTCTGTCATAGCTATTGTACTTGACGATTATTTTCGATATTGGTTTTTCGGAGAAGAGAAGCCGCATTATACGCTGGTTTAAGGGCGGTGATATAAATGAATGAAGAAAAAATCTGGAAATTCTTAAAGTCAAGAGGTTTTACTGATTTTGGCGTATCTGGGCTTATGGGGAATCTATACGCCGAGTCTGGATTAAGTCCTATCAATCTACAAAACTCATATGAGAAAAAGCTTAATTTTACAGATCAGAGCTATACGCAAGCCGTTGATAATGGCAGATATACAAACTTTGTCAAGGATGCTGCTGGTTACGGACTTGCCCAATGGACATATTGGAGTCGAAAGCAAAACCTATTGAATTACGCACGAAGCGTCGGAAAATCAATCGGTGATTTGGACATGCAGCTTGAATTTCTCTGCAAGGAGCTTTCCGGATATTCTACTGTGTGGAAAACACTACAGTCTGCGACGTCCGTTTTTGAAGCATCCAACGCTGTGCTATTACAGTATGAACGACCCGCTAACCAAAGCGAAGCCGTTCAAAACAAACGTGCAAGCTATGGACAAGCTTATTATGACAAGTTTGCACAGAGTACGACAAAGGAAGGAGTTGGTAGTTTGACTGCGATTGAAAGACTTATTGCGACGGCAAAGGCAGAAGAGGGCTATTTGGAAAAGGCGACGAACGCCCAGCTTGATAGTAAAACTGCAAATGCCGGTAGCAACAACTGGACAAAGTACGCCCGTGATTTGGATAACATCGGGAACATTTACAATGGCAAAAAGAACGGCTATGCCTGGTGCGATGTTTTTGTTGACTGGTGTTTTATCAAGACATTTGGAGTAGATCTTGCTATGAAGCTGCTGTGTCAGCCATATGGCGGTGCTGGAGCTGGATGCACCTATTCTGTTCAGTATTATAAGCAAAAGGGACAGTTCCATAAAAGCAATCCTCAGGCCGGCGATCAGATTTTCTTCACTAACGATGGCGGAGCAACATCTTATCACACCGGACTTGTTATTGCTGTTGGAAATGGCAAAGTCTATACGATTGAGGGAAATACATCAAGCGCTTCTGGAGTTATCCCTAATGGTGGATGCGTAAGAGCTAAATCCTATAATCTTACCGCTACATATATTTGTGGGTACGGTAGACCAGATTGGTCGCTTGTTGGTGAAAGTGCAGAACAGGAGGATGAAGATATGACTTTGGATAGATTCAAAGAGTTGATGAAAGAGTATCGTGCAGAGCTTCAGGACAACGATTGCGGTACTTGGAGTAAGGACGCTCGTGAGTGGGCAATCGCAAACGGTCTCATTGGTGGCACTGGAAACAATGCAAATGGAGAGCCGAATTATGCTTGGGCGGATCAGCTTACAAGAGAGCAGGCTGCAGCGCTATTCTATCGTTTTGCAAAATTGATGGGTAAAGCGTAATGGCTGTTAAGCGTAAAGTGAAGCGTCGCAAGAAAAAGAAAGGTCTTATCCATCATCTTGTTTCGCTTGGCTTTAGCAATCGGCTTGCAATTTACATACTTTTGTTTTTGGCTGCTGGCTTGGCCGGCGGCTTTTATCTTGCCAACGAAAGCATTAGAACCGGATATACTGGCGCTCTGATGTGCTGGACGGTGGTATTTACGCCGATTGGTACAGCTTGTAGCATTGTGCTAAGTAAAATCGTTCATAAAAGCGAAGCTGAAAATGTTGGTGGAAACGGAGACGGCATCAAATTTGCAATGGCAATGTCTGACGCAGTAAATGATGACGGATCGAGCTGGGAAAGTCCAGCTATTTAATTTGAGAAGATAACAGTAGTCTGCCGGCTACTGTTATTTTTTTTATTTGTTAGGAGGATATGCAATATGGAATGGGTAAAGATTCTTGTTTCTGCTCTGGCCGGTTTAGCTGCCGCAATTCCTCTTGTAGTCGAGTTGGTGAAATATGTTCAGAAAGCAATCAGAGAAAAGAACTGGTCTAAGGTGCTGGATATGGTAATGAACCTTATGCAGACCGCAGAGACTAAATTTGAGACTGGTGCTGAGCGTAAGGAGTGGGTGCTTGCAATGGTAAAGGCATCTGCTGACACCATCGACTACGATATTGACATGGATGCAATCAGCGATTTGATTGATAGTCTGTGCAATATGAGCAAGGTCGTAAATGCCCCAAAAGCTTAATTAGGTTTGAGCAGATTGGAGGTACTTTATGACTGGACTCGAAGAGTTTCTAAAGACTTTCGGGAACATTACGGTTTCCAATGTGATTACCGTTGCTCTTGCATCCGTTTTTCTTGGTATGACTTATAAGAAGATTAGAGATTATCTTATTAAGAAATACGAAGCTGAAAAAGAAAAGGACAAAGAGCTGAAAGAGGCGCTTGAAGCTGTGCGTAAGTACCCCGAATATCGTCAACAAAGCATTAGGATTCAAGAAAAGCTGGAAAGCGAAATCCAAGAGCTGCGTAAGGCGCAGGATGAACATACCTGCCGCTTATTGCAGATGGAAGAAAATGCTCAGCGCAGAGAGCGTAATAAACTACGCGACAGACTGCTCCAAAATTATCGTTATTACACGAGCAAGGAGCATAACCCGCGTCAAGAGTGGACTCGTATGGAGTCAGAAACATTCTGGGAGTGTTTCGCAGACTATGAGAACATGAATGGCAACGGTTATATGCACAGTGTTGTGCAGCCAGAAATGAATTTGCTTGGCATTATCGAAATGGATGATGCAAGTGGAATCGCTGAGCTGATGCACAGCAGAAAGTGATTTTAGATCGGCAAGATCGCCCAGAGTCATTCTGGTGAAGTTTCTTCAAACGAGGAAACAAAACAAGGGTACAGATTTATTTCTGTACCCTATTTTTTACGCATTTGTTATTGTACTCAGATTATGACACCATTTCGCGCTGGTATAATAA